TCATTGGCAACGGATCACGCCGCTGGCGATTTCGTCGTCGATGGAGCGCAGCGCATCGGCATCCTGGTGCATCTGCTCGATCACCTCGAGCAGGCGCTGCGCCAGCTTCGGATCGTTCGCCCGCTCGACGGCGCGCATGACCTCGACCGCAGCCGATTCATGATTGTTCGCCATCTGCTTGAGAGCCTTGCGCAAGCGCTGCTCGGTCCATTTCATCGACATGTCGCTTCACCCAGACTGCATATACGGACCCGCCAGGAACGACGGGCTCGCTTAAGAGCGCCGGAGCTGGAACAAGTTCAACCTGCCGTCGCCCCATGAGGGCGGGCTGGGTGCCGGAAAGGCAAGCGGAGAAGAGATCGTGAAGCGCAAACGAAAACGCCAGGCACAAGGCCTGGCGCTTCGAAATATGGGGTGGACGATGGGAATCGAACCCACGACACCAGGAGCCACAATCCTGTGCTCTACCAACTGAGCTACGCCCACCATATCGTGAATCGTGCCGAACGATCCGGCTTCAACCGCAGCGGCCGGACAAGCCGAGCCTGAAGATGGTGCGGACGGAGAGACTCGAACTCTCACGCCTTGCGGCGCTGGAACCTAAATCCTGTCTCGCACCTCAGAAGCGCTTATATTACAACAGTTTACGCCGACCGCAATCACTTAAACTGTGCCAATCGTGAAATTCCTTTTCACGTTTTCCATTTCCGTGCTTCACGTTTCCGTCACGGCCAGCATTCAGCGGTCCGACTCGTAGGCCGCAACGCCGCTACCGACAGGCCGCCACTCATCCTGCGGCATGCGCGAATCACAGATGAATACCTCGACCTCCCCGCCTTCTTTCGGCTCCGCAGGCCGAATAGCAGCATGCCGGAGAATCGACTCCATGTTCGGCACGTAGCTGCTCTCCGAGCCGTGGAACGACCAGATGCCGAACTTCCCAGCGCTGCCCACCTGGTGGTCGAGTTTCACCGACCAGCCCTTGAATCGAATCACCAGCATCACCGAGCTCCGTAGGAAAAGGCCGTAGTCTACTCCTACTGGCATGCTCTGTTGGCAGCCAGCAGTTGGGCTTCATACCCGATCCGCTGCCGCCGCTCGGCCAGCAGCGCACGGACCTTGGTCTGTAGGTCGTCGCCTTTTCGCAGCCCCGCCGCGGCCCATGCGGGCACCTCCACCGCCGGCACCCGGCACGGCACCGCCACCGGCACCTCTACGCGCACCGTGCGCGGCTCGGCATCCTGCCGGCCGGCGCATCCCGCCAGCGCGAACACCAACCCCAGCACCTGCACCACCTGCGCCTTTCGGCTGCACCTGCCGAAAATCGCTGCACCTGCAGTCTTTCGCCACGCCTGCAGTTTCATAGGCCCAACTCCTGATTAATGACCGCCTCGGCGGCCGCACACTGCTCACCGGCGGTTCGCTCACGTACCAGGCGCTGTGCCGCGGCATACTGCTCCGCGGCCTGCTGCCGTCCCCGATCCACAGCCTGCGCGGCATCCCGGGCGCGCTGCTCACCAGCCTGACGCAGCGCGGCAATCTGCCCGCCCTGCTCCACTACTGCGGCCTCCAGGCTCCCACGAGCGGAACGGCAGGCAGCCAGATCCGCCAGCGCAGCATCGAGCTGCGGCCGGTAGTGCCGCGCGCCGATCCAGACACCGCCAGCGGTGCCGAGGCCGACCAGCACCAGGCAGGCCAGCGCGATCGAAATCACGCGGGCCGAGATCACGACAGCACCGCCTTGGCCCGCTCCCACAGCGCCAGGCGCTCCGCCTGGCCGTTCGTGCCGCCATTGATGCGCCGAGTGATGGCGGCGAACTCGCCGCGGTCGGCCAGGTCGTTCAAGCCGTGACTGGCCCACCACCAGGCCGCCGAGATCGCCGCCCACTCCGGTTGCTCGAGAAGCTCGGGTTCCTGCTCCAGCGGCTGGCCCAGCCCGGCGCCGGCCGCGCGGTAGTTCGCCCGGCCGGTGATCTGCAGCAGCCCGCGCCCGCGGTAGCACCAGCCATCGCCGGACGCCTCGTCGCCATTGCCGTTGCGCGAGGCGTAGGCGTTGTTGGCGATGGCTCGGGGGTTGCGCGCCAGGCGCTGCGCCAGGGCGTTGGGCTGGCCGTCGGCGCCGAGGTACCGGCTCGGCCAGGTCGCAGCCAGGCCGCGGGCGCTGTAGTTGAGGTTCTCCACCAGCCGGGTCAACTGGGCGCTCTCATGCCCGATCTGCGCCAGGAACGCCGCCGCGCGCACCGGCGAAGTGATACCGAAGCGCGTCATCCCGCGGTTCAGCGCACCAACAAAAACGCCGGCTCGAGGGCCGGCGTTCGGGAGGACATGCAGCAACTGCTGCTCAGTGATAGGCATACGCTCTCCTGAAATAAAAAAGCCCGCTTCTTAGGCGGGCTTTTATTTATCTGAAAAATTAACTCGTCATGTAGTTAAAGTTTATAGCCAATGAGCATCCCTTATCCCAATTGAACGGATAGTTAGATGAAATTGGCTTTCCGTCCACCTCAATCAAAAGCATTTTCTTCTCAACATCGATAAATCCATACCCGATGAAATCCTTTTCCGAGCTGCTGTCATACAGCCTAGCCATGAATCCGCCCTGTGGATGATCACCTATTTCATTGACTGGAAGGAGAAATTCCCATGCAGAAGAGTCAAGAAATTCTGTGCGCTCTCCTGCCTCAAAGAACATTTGAACATGGCATATGCCGTTATCCAATGAATATATTCCTTCAATTACCCCGTCTCTCACAGAAACGCCCCAGTCACTAGGAGTGAAGGAAAATGACTCAGCAAGCCCGCCCATAATTCACCATGAGTTAAGTTGATTGAAGGTTTCATCATACCAATCATGGACACAGAAAGGCGAAATCAAACGAAGCGGAATGGATTGCGCCCGATATTCAACGACCGCTTAATCTGCCGGAACCGGCACGCTAGGCGCAAGAGCCAGGATCACCTGCTCCCGACCACTCCATCCTTCGGCTTGCTAAAGATACGGCAATGACGTATGCTTAAGGAATGCGAACAGTCATCGAAACTGAGATTTTCAAGCGCTATGCAGACGACATCTGGAGCGACCCCGAACGGGAGGAGTTCATTACGTGGATTGCCGCCAATCCCCTAGCCGGAGATGTAATCCCAGGATCAGGCGGGCTTCGCAAGGTGCGTTGGTCTCGTCCTGGCATGGGAAAGCGCGGAGGCGCGCGCGTGATCTATTACAACGCCGAAGAGGCGCAAGCCATCTGGCTACTGATAGCGTACACAAAATCAAAGTTCGATAACCTACCAGCATCCACCTTGAGCAAATTGAAAGAGGCTATGAATGAATAAGGAACTTGAAACTTTCGAGGCCGACCTCCTCGCCTCGATTGACGAAATGAAGAAGGGGAAGGCTGCCCGTTCGACGCAGGTCGAACTTTCTCCGATTGCAGAGATTCGTGCAAAGGTCGGAATGGCGCAATCTGAGTTCGCACTACTCCTGGGAGTTAGCGTTCGTACGCTACAGGAATGGGAGCAAGGTAGAAGGTCTCCTTCTGGAGCAGCGAAGACCTTAATTAAGGTTGCAAGCAAGCATCCGGAAACGCTTCGCGAACTACGCTAGCTTGGTTACGTCGAAAACTCAACTGGATAGTTAAAATGAAAAACAAATCAGCAAGAACTGCAGACGAGTATACGAACGCAATGTTCAATCTCCGCACCGATGAAACAGAAGGAATATCATCAGAGATAATCAGTCTGCTCATCGGCACGGCCTTTTTTATCGCTATTGCAATGACAACCGAATATTTTAGCGAGCCTAGTAAATCACACCATCAACAAACGGTCGCTCCCCACGTGCAACGCTAACAACAAACCGATGAGTGCTTTTCGTGTTCGATGAATTTGGGGTTATTGTTACTCCTGCTTGAGAGATATTTACAACTCCGGAATTTGCCCCATTTGCCTCAAGCTCCATCTGTCCAGTTACTGGAAGATCAACGAACACGCCAGAGTCAGATGAGTATGCTCCAGAGAACGCAACAGCGGAAGTCCCAGAGACGCCAGAGACATAAAATCTAAAAAGAACATTCGCGCCATTGTTTCGAGTTGCAGTTATCACTCGGCTCGGAGGTATCGAACCAAAGTCAGCATTCTTTATTGTCGTACGTGTAATTGATATCGGCATCCACCAATCATGATAGTCTAGAGCTTGCTTTTTCGAACTAACTGAAAGACCAAGCTTCTTAGCAATAGTCTCCGCAATATACTTATGTCCATGAACGTTTGGATGGGAGCCATCCGAAAATAGTTTAATGGTATTTACAAGATAATTTGCGTCTGCTGGCTGCGATCCTTTTCTAAAGAAGTCAGCAAACGGGATGTATAGGCCCTGCGTTTCGTCAGCTAGGCGCTTTAGCTGCTGTCTTGTATTGTTTGTATCTGGGTAGCTCCACAAAAAATCAGGTACCACTACGGGTACGCTATTTTGATTTGAATAGCTTATCAGCCAATCAATTCTTTTTACGAACTCCTCATAGTACGCCGTATCAGACTCATTGTCTGACGCATCATTGATACCCAGTGCCATGATGAATAGAGAGGTTCCTGCCATCATCGAACTGATGACAGACTCATCAACCCAGCGAAGCCTACGGCCAGAGTTTGAAAAATTATGCAGAGCCGATTGACTATAGGCGTTCGCATATGAAAAACCAGAAAACTCAACAGTTGCGGCAGATGTAGTAACAACCTCGATTACACATTTCCCAAACCCATTATCTTTCAGTGTTACAGCTTGGCCTTGCAAAGCGTTTACAACTGAGGCCTGCGTATTCACACTAGCTACTACCGATCCGTTAACTTTTATGTCAAACGTTCCCCCGCCAGGCCTTGCGACGTAGTAAACCGTGCATGCGTCCTGAAATGTTGGGATAGTCGACCTTATGATATTGCCAACCTCATTTGAAACCCACGACAACCCTTGAGGAACATATGATCCGCTTTCATTCGATCTATAAACCCAAGAGTGGTCTCCTGATGTTTTTGCGAAGTCGATAGAGTGAATTTCATTAGATGCATTCCCAGCGCCGTCAAAGAGAGACATCAGCGGTGTGAATCCATAAGTTAGAGTGCCGATCTCGTTGTATAGCATTCTTCGCAGGAGATTCACCCAGCCATTCCGGTATATTCTCCCGGCAAAAGCTCCATGAGAAATAGAATCACCAAGAACATACATAGTTGGCGCGCCCGAGATTCGCGCCCTGACTCTGGTTAGCATCTGCGCGTTACCGAATGCGCCAGTCGTCGCTAAGTTAGATGCCTCCTCCGCCTTTCCATCAATCTCATTTATTGCATACCCAACCGTATCTGATGGGTACGTTTCCGCCGGATCGTAACCCATCATTCCGGCGCCACCCGGAGCTCTCAACTGCTGACGCAGCGAGCGGTCGACCTGGGCAACCAGCAGACTCTCGTCGGTGGCCCAGTTCCCGCTGAGGCTGACCGGGAAATCTGCTGGCAGTTGAACGCTATACAGGTTCCCGTCACGCTGAATCAGTTGAGTCGGGCGATCAACAATCAGCGGAGAGCCGTCGACATATTCAAGGGGGGTCGGTTCAAATCCCTGAGCGGCCAGCCACTGCATGACATACTGCTCGATTCCCCACCAGGTCCATCGTGCAACCGGAGGACGCTGAGGCCCACGGTCCATCCAGCGATCTTGATTCAGCGAGTTCATTGCCAAATCGAGATGCTCAGCGTTTTCGTACAGAACGCGAGGGTCCTTCGAGCCGAGCGGAAGGTCGCTGGTGTCGTAAGTCATACTTTTCTCCAAGCATGAAAAAGCCCGCTCTATGGCGGGCTATGGTTTTTCGTGTGCGGTCAGTTTGGGGCGCTGGCGTTGTCGTAGGTGTAGACCCTGGGGTCGTAGTTCACCGCACGAACGGATGCCGAGGTATTGCCGTTGGGATCGATGGAACTGATCAGGGCCGGGTATGGGTTTCCCAGCAGCAGGTGTGGAGGTTCGATCTCCCAAGAAACATCAGGGATGAAATCGATGCTGGGAATGCTCAGCCGGTAGTCGTCGATCCTCGACGCCGGATATCCACCGGAAACCGTTCCGTCTGGGCGCCGCAGGTAGAGCGCTGGCGAGTTCAGCAGTGACCAGTCGAGCGGCTCGCTGGACTCGATCAGGACCGAGCTTCCAGAGATCACGAACGATTTCAGGTATGCGCTCTGCGCCAGTCCTGGGCCGGGAACATCGCCGGCAAGGGCCACGTAATCCCAGAAGTCGCTGTTCAGCGCGTCGAGGCCGGTATCGAACGAATACTCTGTTCTCCGGTATCGCTGAGCCATCCGGCGGCGCATCCCGTAGCGCCAGGCGCGATCGCGGTTTGTGACACCGACAGCCGTGATCTTCTCGACCTTCCTGCCGACATCGCCGGGCAGCCGGCACTGGACGGTATCTTCGATCCAGCCGTTGGCATTGACGAACTCCACATCGACTCCGTCATAGTCGTCCTCAGACGGAGCGCTGATGCTGATCCTCAGCGGACCATCCATGTTCTGCGGCGAGTACATGTGCCCGAATGTGGTCCTTGGTTCGTCTCGGGCTGCGGAGATCACGCCGCGCTTGATCGTCTTCTCCGCATACCCGGCGGCAAGCACATCGTCCATGACCTGCGCGACCGTGACCTTACCGTCCTCGTAGATCATGTCGAACGTGTCGCCGCGGGACTTCCAGATGGCGTCCAGCCGATCAAGTTCTTCTAGGTCGAGGTCGGCGTCTGTGTAGCCGCGCTCTTTGGCGATGTAGCAGAGGAACGGGACGATGTCTCGCGTAGCGATCTCGCTCGTCCATGCACCGTTCTGCCGAGTCGGTAGCATGCGAGTAGCTTCCACCGAAACGCGGCTTTCGGTCTGCGCTGCGATACGGTCAGACGACCGATACCTGACGGCCATCGTCGTGACGCCGGCGTAGGACGATGGAGCCTGTAGGCGCGCGCGCATCCCGTACCACTGGGTGCGGTCTCGGTACTCGGATGTTGAGTTGCCGCCCTGGTTGACGAAAACTTTTCTGATGCGAAACTCGGGCCGCATCATGTACGGCAGCGGGATGCCGTCCGTAAAACCCTGCTGGTCGAGAGAACTGCCAGCATGGTTCTTGCTGACCGTCGTCCATGCGCCGCCGATGGCCATGTCTCGCCACTGGATGTCGTAATAGGTGCGGATCTGGTAGATCTGCCCTTCCCTGCCTACACCGCAAAGCCCTTCCGGGCAAAATACGTCGATCTCGACGAAGTTGGTCTTCTCCGATACTGGGCACGCCGGGAAGGGACCGCGCCAGCCCCCTTCTAGGCTGGTCGGATCGATGGTGACTCGGGACGTAGACGAGTTGAGAGCGGTGAATCCTGGCCAGTCAACATCGACACCGCCCGCACTGGTCAGCCGCTCGACGGTGAGTTGCTGCGCGCTGTACGCCGTGATCCGATAGCGCAGCCCACGCGGGCCGATTGCTGCATTTCCGGAGCCGGTCTGCAACGCATTGGCCGGCGAACCGTTGCTGTAGTTGAGCGTCATCGACGTTGAGGTGATGTCGTTCACCAGGTAGAGGCCGCCGTTGGTGCCGACCACCTCGATCTCATCGCCAACATCCAGCCCGAGCTGAGCGATATCCCCCGTCACGACGTCGCGATTCGTCCCGCCGCCATCGTTCACCGAATAGGGGTACATCGCCTCAACCCGGAGGATCGTCCCCGCAACCCAGTCAGAGGGGAACGACCCGGCTCCGGCAGAAATGATGATGTTCGTTCCGGAAAACGTGAACGTAGTTGCCGACGGGTTCGGGGTGAGATTGGAACTCTCGGTCAGGTCCAGGCCGGCATTACCAGTTGAGCTCGCACCAACTTCCTCAACCAGGTGCCACCAGACCGATGCCGGGTGCCCGCTGACGTTCTGCCCTGGTTCGAAAATCTGGAATGAGGCATCAGCGCCCAGTGCCAGGAACGACGTGTCACCGATTTTCGCTGCCCCTTCGGCGATCTGGAACCGACCACGGCCAATACACAGGAGCATTTCGGTCCACTGCTCACGCGGACCGGCGAAATACTTCCGGGGCGGCAGGATGTAGTCTGGATAAATCAGACGACGGCCAGCGACTTCGCGGATCGCATCGCCGAGTTTTACCTTGTTCCCGCGCGCGCTGGTTTCAGAGAGCGACGCGCCCTGCCCGGGGTTCGTCGGCATGCCGGGCAATTGAGGCATGAGCATCCGAAAAACCGATTGCGCCCCCTTGAAAAGGGCCGCAGTAATCGTGAACGGATCAGTCCCGCGCGGGAGCTTGTAGATCCTCACAATGTCGCCGCGGTCGATGATGCGCTCAGCCCACTCACCGGGATGGATGAACTCCTCATGGGCCTTTTTCTGCTTGTCGGTGAGGTCATCGCAGAGCGCAACCTCAGCGGGGACAACACCGATAGAGAACGGGTGGACGTCGTGGCAGCGGTACCCGGGCGAATTCGCGGTCAGCCAGGCATGAATCGTCATCCTGCGGCCGATCGGATGCCGCTCCAGCGGTTCTCCGTCAAGGAGCGATGGGTAGATTTCGATCACGGTAGAAGACCACCTTGGAGTATTTGTCGGAGAACTTCTGGAGCGGGGTGAGTGAAACCCCGCTTCCCGGGTTGATTTCGAGAACCCGGAGGCGTCCATCCACTTCGACCAGAAGACCTACGTGATCGAGCAGCCGCCCTCTGTAGGCCGCGGCGATGACCCCAGGTCCTGGCTCGCATTGCTCGAGCGCGCGCTGGATCTCCGTATCGCACGCCCTTTGCATCGAAACCGGGGTGCGCCGCGTGACACCGCCGAAGTCGGTCAGCATCGGCAGCCCGAACAACTCAACCCGCGCGATGAGCGTCAGGCCCCAGCAGTCAATGCACGGCAGGGCCCGCCCGCCCTCGGTATAGATGGCGGTGAGGTATCTGTTCGGCATGGGATCAGGGCCAGTATTTGAGGCCAGGGAACTCGCTAACGTTGTAGATGTGGCGCAGCGCGGCGGTGTTGATGAGGTCGTAGTAGCCGGCCTCCACCTGGACAGTGAGGCTTTCGAATTCAGCCCCTTTCACGCGCATCCGATACGGCCGCTCGGCCGGCGCAGTCAGGTCGCTTTCGAGGTAGATTCGCAGGACAAGCGTGACCGGCTCTCCGGCGTCGATGGCCTCGGAAATATACTGCTGAGCAAAGCCAGTCACGTTGTCGATTGCGAATCCAACGTTCTGGTTTCCGCTGTTGTCTCGCTTCGGAATCGATACGTCGATCGCACCAGCGATGAATGTCAGTAGCCGTCCGTCTTCTGTCATGCAGGTCAGGTCTTTGAACCCCTGACAGATGAGGATCGGATCGGGCCTGGAGGGCCGAGTAATCTCGATCGTTGCAATCGGAAGATCCGGCCCATCCGATGCATAGAACCGCTCAAGAGCCGTCGCCATGTCGAGGCCACTCCCTGTTCATTGCGATGTCGAAGATATCCGCGAGGAGAATGTACTCGGGCAGAATCTCGGCCCACCCAGGATCGATGATGGGGCGCTCACGCAACTCCAGTGTGGCGGTGAAATCCCAGAGCGAGATACTGCCGCTGACCAGCTTTGGACCATCATAGATGTCGGTGAATCTGGCGGCATACGAACGCAAACCACCGGGAGTCTCCGGCGTCTTTAGCGGGCATTCGAACCAATGGTAACCATCCACTAGAACATCGCGGAACCATGCCTCAAATAGCATTGCCTCGCTGTCGTTGAGCCTCCACCTCACGCTTGCCATAGTTGGAGTTGCGGTGAAGTGACGCCGCTGCCTCGCCCTACCAGTCTGCATTTCCGTGCGGATAAGGGGGCTGACAGGAGTAAGCCCATAGCCCTCCCGCTGAGGCGGGCAGATATTGGGGTACTGCTTCATGTCCCGCTCCTGCGCATGCCGAACGAACTACCGATAGCCTTAGATGTACGGCCATCGCCGAATAGGTCGGCCACAACAACATCGATGATGTATTGGTCGTCCTGGCGGCGAGTATTAACTTGCCCTGCACGACTACGATCCTCGATCAGGTTGATGGTCGGCGCTCCGCCGCTGCTCTGATTTGCGCGAACGTCATCAAGCGTCCTGTCGAGCTTTGCGCTCGTCTCTGCCGTCGTCACCCTCTCGCCCTTCTGGAGTAACCAGGTGCCGGTCTCCGGAACAGCATCAATACCGTCGTGGGCCATGCCAGATAGGTTTACGTTCTTCACTGCTGCAACCTGGGCAAGCTGGGCAGTAACAGCCGCAGCGGCAGCCGCAATCCCCAGTGCGGGACCGATAACAGGAATCCCCGCCATCGCTGAATAAGCATCAGAGGCGGTCTTTGGCGCATTCAGCAGTGTTTTCGCAATCGCGTAGGATTTCTCGGCGACAAACGCCGCCTTGTAGAGCCCCGACTGCTCTCCGAAGAAAGTCCTGGCCAAGCCGCTCAGGTTTCCGAAGAACTGCTCATTGGCGCTCATCGTCACTTGCTGACGGGAACGCTCAATGGCGGCCAAGGCATCTTCGTGCTCTTGCTTTAGCTTCAATTCCTGCTCATCCCATTGAGCAGTCAATTCAGCTTTTGCCTCTCGACTGGCATTCAGAAGATCGAGTTGGGTTTGATACCACTTCTCAAGTTCTTCCTCTGCCTTGTCGATCTTGTCGAGTTCACCTTGAGGCCCAGCGACTACAGCGTCTGCGCCACCGAAAGAAGGCGGAGCAGAGAACGAGTCAGACACGATCCGCGAAGCGACACGATTTCTTTCCTCGTCGCTCAGACCCTGCATTGCGTCAAGAACAGCAAGGCGCTCTTTCGTTGTATCGAGCAGGCGCTCTTCGTCAGTCCTGAGGTCTTGGACCAGCTTCCTGTAATCTTCCTGGGCCTTCTGTTGTTGCTTGAAGGACTCGACAGTCTCAATGGCTGCCTTTGCCTGCGCTAACTGAGAGGCAGTTGCTCCGTCCAATTGAAGTCTGTAAAGCTTCTGCTCGTTGGCGGTCATGCCAACAGTGGCAGCCTCCAGTTGCATGGATGAAATAAGACTGGCGACCGCCTGCTGCTGACGCTTTGCGGCAGCTTCGGCCTCTTTCCTTGCGCCAGCCGCTTTGGCAGCAGCGCTTATCGCTGCATCATCGAGATCCCTGCTCTCTTTCTTCGCCTTATTCAGCTCCTTCGTCTTGCTGGCTGCATCTGCTATAGCGGATCCAGCAAGAGGTCGCTCAAGCGCGTCTCGAATGCCGTCAGCAGCCTCTTTGGCTACTCCCAGATTTATGGCAGCACTTGCGCGGTATTCAGCAGCTCTAGCTGCGAAATCATCCCCGCCAAGGGCGTCTGGTAGCAGCGAAAGCGTTTCGAACATTGAGGCGGCCAGCCCCTGCGCGTGCATGGTCGCAGTGGCAAAAACGCCTACCAGGGCATCGGCCGCGATACTGAATACCCGCACCACGCCATCCCCCGCATCAATCAGGAACGGCAAGGAATCAACTACGGTTGACGCTCCCTGCGCGAGCAGGTCGACAAGTTTGGAGACGGATTCCGCTGTAGCGGGGTCGCTCAATGCCCTATTGAGATCATCGATAGCACCCTTGGCACCGTCCAGACTTCCTTCGCTTCCTGTCAACAGTCCGTCAATGGTGTTTTGCAGAGCCATGAGGGCCCCGCCAAAGGTATCGCGCGAAGCCGCAGCAGCCCCCCCATATGACTCCTCAAGGGCTTTGAGAATAATTCCCTGAGCTTCAGCAGTGCGTCCAGTTGCCTCAAGCTGTTCAGCAGCTTTCTTCTGTTCCTCTGTAAACCGAAACCCTTGTTTGCTCAGAGCGGTAAGACCCTTGGATGGAACATCAAGGGCACGACCTATTGTCTCGGCAGCGGACGTTACAGTAGTTCCAGTGCGCGCCGCCATGTCAATGGCGGATTGAAGCGCGCGAGGAAACTGCTCTCCAACAATGCCAGTGAAGGCCAGCAGGTTGGTCTGTGCCTGGTTGATTTCTCCGGCAGATACAGTGCTAGTCCTCTCCATGGACGAGGCCATTTCGTTCAGCTGTTCTCGGCTGAAACCAGCAGACTCTCCCGTCGAGCGCAGAACGGCTTCGAGTTGCGCCTGCTCTTTCTCCATCTGCTTGGTGTTTCTGATCACTGCACCGAAAACTGCTCCAACAGTGATTCCTGAGAGGGCGCCCGCAGCGACCTTACCAAGCTTCCCCCAGGCCAGCGATGCGGCATCGGCGGCGCTGCCAATTTCCTTAGCGCCTTTCTTTGCTGTGCGCTCGGCCTTCTCCATGCCGGCCACGAACCCGCCAACCTTGGCGATGAGATCGAGCGTAAGCGTCCCCAGGCTGCGTGATGCCATTGCGGGCTCCAATGAAAAAGCCCGGAACGCTCCGGGCAAAACGAAGGACTAGGCCCAGGTCTCAAGGGCCTGATCTAGACTGATTACGGGCTCTTCTTCATGCGGCATGAAGTCGTACAGCTTGTACGTCTCCTTGCTGTGCGTATTGGCGTAGAGCGCGGCGAGCAATGCCGATCCACGCTCTACCCTCATGCCGACATGGAGACTCCCGCGCTTGCTGCGGAACTTGCACCAGCTCAGGAACTCCCGATAGCTGAGGCGGGACTTAGCTTCTGCGATGGTTCTGCCGCCAATCCCGCACATCACCAGCTCATGCCACATCTCATCTAGTTCGCTGAGCTGGTCGTCTTTCCCAGGTTGTTCACCTCGGCGATAACGGTGAGCAGGGCGATGGTCAGGTTTCCATCCAGCGCGCCACGACCGGGGTCGGCCTCGCCGGTGATATCTGCTGGCGTGAATACCGGCTTACCTTCTTCATCCACGATTGACGCAGCGATCCGACCCGCTACGCCATCCACCTTGCCATTCATGGCCAGAAGGTCAGAAACAGCGGTGCTGTACGACAAGGGCCGGACATACACGGTTGCAGTCAGTTCCTTGTCGCCCTGCTTCCAGGTGATCTCTTTTTCGATGGGGGCGCCAGTGAAGGCGCCAGCTTCTTTAAGGGAATCAATCGACAGATGCATGGCCACTCCTTAAGCGGTTTTGAGAACCCAGGCGGAACCGCCGGAGCGCTGAATGGTTGCGGTAGAGGTCACTACAGCGTTGGCTGCGAAGTCGAACGGGAAGTCGCTCACATAGCCGCGGAAGACGAACCAAGTGCGCGTCGGTGGCAGAACGAAATCCCAGTCGCCGTTGCTGTCCTGAGCCTCGGTGGGTGCAATGCCGATTCCGTCAGACCAGCCAACCGCAAAAGCGATGTCCTGGTCGATCTGGTCGTCAGACTCGGACAGTTGGTAGAGGCGGATATGGGAACTGTTGCGCGGGTCGGCGTTGAGAGTCAGCGAAGCCTGCCCCGGCGTGCGCAGCCCGCGCAGGTAGCGCCGAACAGTTTCGCTAAGGCATGTGGTTTCGATCTGGTCGGCAGGGTTTCCACCGGGGTTGAACGCGGTAGCGCACTCGACCTCGATGACCTCATGATCGCCAGTCGGGCTGCCGCTAGAATCTCTGGACGGAACCAGGGCATAGATCTGAGTTCCTTGAGCCAAAATTGCCATTGTGTTTCTCCTGTGGCGGGTTTCTTGAAGCACAAAAAAGCCCGCACGCGGCGGGTTTTTGGGTTATTAGGGATGGCCCTGATTGATAGGTATTGTGAAGATATTTTGTCTATCGGATGATTGGCCATTAACTGCTTTTATACGACTGGTTATGCTGTGCCTTTAAGCTCCAAAGAAGAGACTACAACCTATGGAACAAAATATAACCGCAGAGCTTCTCAGGGAGCTTCTTCTCTACTGCCCCGAAAATGGATCTTTTACATGGCTTCAGAGGCCGGCGCGGCTATTCAGTAGCGAAACCCACTGGAAACGGTGGAACACCTGCTACGCAGGGAAAAGGGCAGGAAGCGTGTGCACAACTCCGGAAGGATATAAACGACGGATAATCGGAATCTTTGGAAAGATATATCTTGAACACAGGCTCGCATGGCTTTACATGACCGGCGAGTGGCCTGAAGAACAGATTGATCATATAAATCAAATCTCCACAGACAACCGATGGAGCAATATAAGGCCAGCAACTCACACAGAGAACGCCCGCAACGCACCGAAAAGGAAAGATAACTCTATTGGAATAACTGGAGTCGGGCTCCATAAAGCATCTGGCCGATGGAGAGCGCGAGTCAACCTGAGCGGATCATCGATCTTCCTTGGTTACTTCAAAGAAAAACGCGATGCAGAACTTGCCGTAACCAATTTCAGGATAAGGCATGGATACACTTCTCTACATGGGACTGAGCGTAATTAACGCAGAACAACCCATTCAACGTCAAAGCTGACTCGGTAGGTCTTGGTATCAGGGTCAACAGATTCCCCTCCCCAGCGGACCACATAGGCTGAAAGCTCAATCGCATCCCTGATGGCCTTGGCGGCATCTCGAGCCTCCGCAGCAGTGGCCGAAAAAATGTCCACTTGGATGGTGAACCCATCGGCGTCAGGGCGGCCCCATAGGTAGTTCTCTGGCGATCCCGATATGGTCTGCCATGTTGCATACGGTTTGACGACGAGCTGGGGGGCCAGGCCAAACTGATAGATCCTCAGCGGGGACGCGCCAAGGATCGCGGTAACAGCGGGGCTAATCGAGCAGGCCTTAAAGATTGGGGGATACATACTCACACCTGCGCAGCCTTCTTAGCTGCTCGCTTGATGGCTCTATCTATGCCTTTCTCATACTCAGACACGAAGGTGCTTGTGACTTCTGCGATGTTGTCTGCCAGAGCGCTTCGCATGAAAGGCTGGGCTCTCATCTCTTCTGTCCCGAACTCAAGAAGTCTCCAGTGCGGCGTCGGGGCGTTCGCAGACTTGTCCGAGCGCTCCCCTTTCTTGGGAAGAACGGCACCGTGCAGAACGCCAATCCTGAACCCTAAGTCGCCCGTGCTTTTGAACAGACGACCGTTCCAGCGCAACGCGATGTTGTCGGAAATGCTCCTGCCGGTTCCCGGATCGTCGATTTTTGCCGCGCCTTGTTTGGCTGCTTGCACTACGATCATTGCGGCCTTACGCAAAGCGGCGCGCCCTCCTCTCCGCTTCACGTCCTCCGTAACGGAGTCCAGCTTTCCAAGCAGGGAATCCAGACCGGTGATGCTGAACTCGACGCCGTCAGCCATGGACTCTCCGGAACGCAAAGCTGGTGATACCCTCACGACCGAGTTCTGATTCCACCTCGTTCATTTCCACCAGTTCGAAGCCCTGCCGCTCGCACCAGGCAACCAGGCCAGGGAGGCTCCAATACCAGCAATGTTCGCCCGGCTTGTAGTGTTTGGAGGCCAGGCAGTCGGTCTGATCCTTGTAGATCGGCATCGACACGAACAGCCACTCGCCAACGTGGTCGAGCAGCTTCTCCGGCTCCGGGATGTGTTCCAGGCTGTCCCAGCAGGTCACGGCTTCTGCATGGTGCTGGTACGGGTCGTAGTAGAGCTCCTGCGCCTTCAGCCAGTCCACCGCCTCCGGGTTCACGTCGAAACCCATAGCGCCGGACTCGGTGACGAAACGGCCTCCGCCGATACCGATGTCTACCACCTGGCCGGCAAAGTGACGGCGCACCAGATCAATACGAGCCTGGGTCAGCGCAGCGCCCATCGGGGTAGCGTCAAGCAGCTGGTACTTCTCGAAATACGGTCCCGTGTAGTCCATCGGAGGGCGCGGGTGGAAGCCCATGCCAAGCTCTTCAGACCAGAGCAGGCAGTCGGTCAGCCCAGGCGGCAAAGCGTTGGTCATGATCGGTGATCCTTTTGTCGCAGTTGTGCTGTTTCATGGTGCAGCGGCAGAACCTGTCAGGAACCGCGAAGGTGATGCGGGACAGGTCCATGCACTTGTCGGTGATGTGTTCTGGCGAGTTGTATCCGCCCTGGCCGCCGCAGATGATCCAGGCCGGAACCTTGGCGGCGATGCTGGCCGGAACGATCCAGCCGATGCCGCCAATCACGGCATCTGCGTGCTGGAGCAGCGCCAGCAGTTGTTCAACCGGCAGCTCGCCCTTGTGGAACTGGATGTCAGCCGGCGGAAGTGGAGCGAGCGCCCACTCCTTTCCCGGCTCCAGGTCCGCCACGGAAACCACTCTCCAGCCCCTTCGGCGCATCTCTGAGGCAGCGCTGGCGATGTACCCAGGCAGTGGGTTGCGCGTGTCTGCACGCCACTCAGCGCGCACCGTCGCGGGACGAACGAGAACGTAGCGCCCCTCGACCGGCGACGGGCCGAAGTCGGGCAAATCGAACGCGCCGGGCTCGCACCGGAAAGCTTGTCGCAAGCCCTGGATGATCGGCATCTGGCCGTAGGCGATTCGGAGCCGACCGCCACCGAATGGCTTATGCCACTGCGCCGGGCGCTGGACGTTCTTCGCCTGCGTGCGGAGCTGGGTACTCGGACGCACGCATTTCACATCGATGTCTGCATAGAGCTGGGGCCACGGCGTTTCGAGATAGGCTCCAAGGTGCTTCTTCACGAATGCGCGGGCGTAGATATTGTCACCAAGGCCAAGCATTCCGCGGATGAACAAGTGACCTCCTAGCGTCCGTCCGTCAATCCATCAGAGCAGCGCAGTCTCCATTCACGCCGAGCGGTGACATCGGTCTCTGCGCTGGTGATGTTGTAGACCCGGCCATCCCAGATGACCCGCCAGGTGTAGAGTTCCAACCGCTCAACGGGGAACCATCGACAATTGATCCTGGCAGCGGTCTCCGCCTGCGTAGCATCGGCAGCGATCAACTCGCGACCTGGGCCAGTCAGAACCTCGGCGGGCAGGTCGGCGCGACCGGAGAACAGAACGGTCTCCCAGGTCGTCACCATTTCCCCCGTATCAGGGTCTTGTGTTTGTACCTGCCGCTGAAACTGAATGCGGTGGCGCATACGGTAGGCCAGCATTCAAACCCCCAAGCCGCATCTGTACGGCATCAGCTTCACTTCGGCCGCCTTGCGCAGAGTTGCGATTTCTTCTGGAGCAGCCTGATAGCTGGCCTGAAGCAAGAGAAGCACTCCGATGACCACGCTAGGCGGAATGCCTGGCTCGCTGCTGACTACCTCACTGCTCTCTTCGCAATTGCAAAGGCCATCAAGAGACTGGCGCCACATGAATTGGCAGGCCTCGTCTTCGGCCCCGTCCAGCAGCAATTGGAGCTTGGCGTCATCCCAGTCGTGGATCACATCAAGGAAGGACTTTGCTGTATCAAGCGGGATCATGCTCATTCAGCACTTCCTCCAGCGGGCGTCGAGCGAAGCAGGTCAGCGCTGTTTCGCGAGTGCAATTGATGATCTCGATTGTCGGGTTGTTGCGCTTCAGGCGCTCGAACTCGGACGGCCATTCGGCGATCTTGCCGGCGCTCCCGAGACCTTTCGGGTGGTCGCCGTGCCAGTGCGATTGCCCATTGGTTTTCTGCATGTCATAGCCCAGCAGGATGATGCGTTTAGCACCCCTGGCGATGGCCAAGGAAACTGCGCCGCCGCCTGAGTTCCTGTAGTGCTCGATGCGCGCCGTCTTTATTCCGAAGGGATTGGCGCTCAGTGTCAGAAGCTCACCACAGAAGTTTGCTTTAGCCTCGGCGGCGTATCTCTCCCACCAGGCCTTATCCATTGCCCACAGTGCATCAGCCCATGGGGTCAGTCGGAACGTTGTGTTCGTGCAGATGGCCTCCCTCTGCGGCGAGGAGTCCCGCCATTCTCTGACTCGTTCGCAGTCTTCTGCTGTGAGGCTGGGGCCACTTGCGAGGCAGACAGCGACTCGCCAGCCACAGGCTTTGGGATCTCTGATTCCACAATCTGGCAAAGACCGCGCGCCGCCAACTGGCGAGCCAGATGCTCGGATGCAAGGTATGCATCACCACCAGCCTTTCTCACGCGACCGCCGTCCAGGTATGAGCGAATTGGCTTGATCATTACGTCAGGCATAACCACCTCAAAGAAAGAGGGGCCGGTCTCCCGGCCCCTTCCAGTCAGCTGGCGGTCAGCGAACCAGTCACGAAAGCCTCGGGGCGATAAACCGCGAAGGCCAGCCGCTCCTCGGCGCGGATGGTGACCATGTTGTTCTCGAAGTCCTTGTCGTTCTCGGTGGAAACCAGAACCTCGATGTCCATGCGGTCGAAGATCTGGGCGCCGAGAGAGAACGCACCGGTCAGGAACTCGTCTTGAGTGATGGCCTGGGTTTCCACCACCGGCAGACGCCAGAGGGTCGGAGTGGTGCCGTTCTGCGGGCTACCGATGATGTAACGGTTCTCGGCGTCCTTGGTCAGCTCGATCAGCGCCCAGTCGATGGGGTTGAGCACGATACCGCTGGCCGGGAACTCGGCCAGTTGCGCCTGAAGGATCGCCAGGCGGATGCGGTCGATTCGCTGCTCGGCAGTCACCACTACGCCGCTCGGCGGAGCGTAGGCCTGTGCCTGCGGAATGATGCCGTGCAGGTTGGCGCCGGTCCCGTTCCCGTAGAGCAGTTGACCTTCTTCGACCAGCATCAGGCCGTAGCGAGCACGCGCATCGATGTAGCTCTGCAAGGCCGATGCGTCGTCCAGGATCTGGCGACTTGCCTTGAACAGGTGGGCGATGGTGCGAACCGGCGCGTTTTCCAGCTCGAAGGTGAGGTCGGAGTACGGCTTCTGGGTGCCTTCCGAAACAGGAGCGGCGTTGTTGACGAAGCCGGTCTCGCGGACGTACTCGACGGAGTTCGACTCAGTGGTGCCAGGCGCAACCAGGTCGCGGATGGTCAGTCGACGCTGCGGAGCGGCAACGACACCGGGGCGACGATCAGGAGCAACCAGGGCGCCGCCAGAGCTGTCGATGGAGGTGATGGCCGAGCGCGGCATGGATACGCGATGCGAACCGCGCAGGGAACTGGTAACACCCTGCTCTTTCAGACTCTCTGCGACCATTTGGCCGGCGGTCTTCGGTGCTTCTTCGCCGCCGTCACGCTTCTCGTTGGCCAGCATGGCTTGTTCCGCGGCGCTCAGTCGTGCTTGCAACTCACCCTGCGTTACCAGAAGTTTGTCAACATCGGCTCGTGCCGACTTGCTCATCTCGCCGAAGTTGGCGATCTGGGTGTTGACCTGTTCGGCCTGGGACTTGATCTGGTCGCCGACCTGCTTGAGGCTGGCGTTCAGTTCGCCGATTTGTTTTTCGAAGTCGCTCATTGCGATTCTCCTTGGAGGAATTTGGTGATGTCTTGTGCTGCCCGTAGTGCAGCGGAGAGGTCAGGAGCGACAGCGCCAGGCATATCGGTCGGGGTGTCACCACCCCCGCCAGCAGCGCCAAGCATGCTGGTCTTGAAGTCGTTGATGAGTTCATTGCGCTGGCTTCGCGGCATGCCGCTGCGAGCCAGGGCGGCATCCATTCGGCGCTTGGCCAGGATGGCTTCGCTGCGGTTGCTGGGAGCGCTGGAGATCTCATCGGACTCCAGGAAGGCATCTGCCCACCCTTTGTCGACGGCCTCGCGCCCACCGATCCAGGTCTCGGCGTCCATCTGCTTTACGATGTCGTCGATGTCGATTCCCGTGCGCTGTGCGTAAATGTCAGCCAGCGTCATGTCGAATGGCTCCAGCCAGTCGGCGATCTCGCGCAGGTCGTTCCGATTGCCCATGGCGATCAGCCAGGCGTTGTGGATCATCAGGAAGGCGGCGCGGCCAATGCGGATCTCATCCCCCGCCATGGCGATGAAAGAGGCGGCAGAGGCAGCCAGGCCGATGATGTTCACCGTGACCTTGCCCTTGTGCTCGCGCAGCAGGTTGTAAATGGCCAGGCCTTCGAATACGTCGCCGCCAGGGCTGTTGATATTCACGGTCACATCGATATCGTTGCCGATGGAGCGCAGAGCGCCAGCAATGCGTTTTGCCGTGACACCTTCACCGGTCCACCAGTCGTAGCCAATCGGCTCGTAGATGGTGATCGTGGAGTCCGGGTTATCGCCAGAAGCTGCTCGAAGCTCAGGACGCCATGCATCTAGCGCTTTGGGCGCCAGGTCGCACTGGACGCCCGAGCGCGGGCGAGCCTCCGGCGCTGCCGGAAGATTTCGCAGAGTCATGGGTTACTCCTGTGGTTCTGGCTGGCTGAGCCAGTTCATGAGTGCGGCGCGAACCGCCTGGCTCTCATTGGATTGACCGAGTTGGTCGAGGGGGACAAGGTTGGATTGCACAGTCAGGATGTCGCCGCCGGGAAGCTCTGGAAGGTTCTCTTTCCGGCGACCTTCATTGCGAGTCATGAATCCGTTTTGCGCCATGGTGCTGTACCAGGCAGCGCGACCCGCGCTATCAGCTTTCAGGAATCCCTCAAGGGAAAACTCGGCGTAATAGCGAATCCGCTCGGGCGCAGTTAGCAGCCGCTTGTTGACGCACTGCTGAATCTGATTGGTGATCGAACTGATCGAGAATGTCAGGAACGCGAGCATCTGCTGTTCAAGCCCTGTCCCCCAGTTGCTCCCCTTGTCGGTCTGGCCGATCATCCAGGGCGGTACCCCGAACCATCTGCAAATCTCGATCACCCCATGCTCTCGCGTCTCCAGCAACTGAGCATCGACCGGATTGATGCCGATGGTTTCAGGGGTAATCCCTTGCTCCAGAACCGGGGATCTTCCGGAGTTCATCGCGCCCGACACGGACTTCACATACTCCCTGAACTCCTCCCGCTGCGCAGGTTGGAGAATGCGATCAACCTTGAAGGCGACCGTGGGTAGAAGTCCGTTCTTGAATGTGCCGTTGGCTGCGTCCTCCGCCGACATGACCGAGCCGAAGACATCAACTCCGTACCTGATTGCAGAGAGACCAATTCGACCATCCAGCGTGAACGCCGGGATGTGCAGCATGTTGGTACGCTCGATCTCTCTACGAGCACCCTTCTTTGGCGTATAGAAATACTTCAGCCGACCGTTGTCATCACACTCCAGGTCGATCCTCGATGGAAGCAGGAAGTCCAACGCAGCCGGTCTGCCAGCAGCGCGGCGAATCTCCGCGTATGCGTTACCCCAAAGCAGCATTGATGCGACCATGGCCTGCCAGAACTGGAAGGCCGTCATGTCGTCGTTGGGGCTGTTGTGAACAACATCGTAGAGCGGGAACGACCGAGCATCGACTCTGCTCCCGTCCGCTTTCCGCTCGTACACTCCCAGCGGAAGACCGGCGACAGAAGTAGAGATCAAGCGAACGCAAGCCCATACCGCGGACAGCTTCATTGCCTTGTCGACAGTGACCTTCTTCCCGCTTGAGGACTCTCGCCCCAAGAACTGCGACCAGAACGCGCCATCAGTCAGGCGGATGGTCTTATCCCCCCAACCGAACAATGAAGACCTGGGCGCAGACGTAGCACTGCTCAGGACTTTTCCGAGACTCTTACTCACTGGTCAGCCCCTTACGAATGAACGCCGCGATAGCGAATGCTGACGCTGCACCGGAAATGAGCGCCCAGCCGAACCCCAGCAGCACAAAGGTTCCGGCTACGAAAAGAGCCAGACCAAGGACGCCGAAGAAGAGATACAGGCCAGTTGCGATGTTCATGCGATGATCGGGTTCCGTATGGCGTTCATGAAATCGTCGCCGTCATCAACGCCGGCAACCAGGGCGCGCCCCATAGCCATGATCAAGGTCTGCGGACCATCAATCTTGCAGTTGGGGTCGTTGTCGTTTTCCTTGCGCGGGTAGATGTTTTCCTTGGCGTCGAGCCTTGCCGCCACGTTCCCCATCATCCAGGTCATGACTGGGTTTCCGTCATGCCAGAGATTCCGCGCTATTACCCTCGCCTCCACTTCCTTCATCGGGTCGCTCATGTTCTTCACCGTCTGGTTGAAGTCCACGACCGGGATTGAGGTGTTGGAGAGTCGGGTAATCAGGTAGTTGGCCTGCCAGTCGTCGAAGGCAACATCCTGCAAGTCGACCTGCTTTGCCAGATCTAGGATGTCCGCCTCGATGAATGCGTAATCGGTCATGCTCCCTGGAGTCAGGATCAGGTGACCTTCAAGTGCGAAGTTCTGATATTTCTCGTTCTCCTCGGCCGCAGCTTCGGGGGCATAGAACCGCGGGATGCAGTAGAACTGACCAGCTTTCTCGAACAGCATTACCAGGGCGGCCACGTCTTTCTTACTCGCCAGGTCCAAAGCCATCCAGCAGCGGTAGCCGGCCATGTCCGCAATCGTGAAGTCGCGCTTCTGTCGCTGCCAGGCCAGCATGTTCATCCAGGCCGTCCTGGCCCCCACCCACTGGTTCAGATGCTTGGTGCGGAAGGCGTTCTGCTTCGACGCCGAACGCTTGGCCTGTTGGAGCTGGGCCAGGAGGAAGTCAGGGAAGACCGACACTCCGTAATTCGGATTGGCCTTGATCAGGCTGGCCGGGTCATCCCACGAATCATCCTCGTCGATCGTGTAGATGATCCCGAAGATCGTCTCATCGATCGTCTGCCCCTCGAGAATGCGGATCACGTCCCTGCGCTTCTCGTAACATGGGCCGCCGAGATTCGATCCCGCCGTCGTAATGATCGACAGCAATGGCTGCTCCCGCGCCCCCATGCCGGTCTGCATGGTATCCACCAAGGCGTCTGTATCGTGTTCGTGGTACTCGTCCACCAGAGCCGCATGGGGGCTGGCACCATCCCCTGGGTTTCCGATCACCGTCTCGAACTTCGACATGTCCTCCATGACGAACATGGGGCCAGGATTTTTCTGGTTTCCAGAAAGCTCGATGCCGAACCGGTTGCGCAGGCTCTCCAGCTTGTGCGCCATCATCCAGGCCGGGCGAAATACCTCGAATGCCTGCTTCTCGGTGGTAGCGCCGGAATAGACCTCGGCTCCCGACTCGCCATCCGCCGCGAATAGGTAAATACCTCGAGCGGCAAGGCGTGCCGACTTGCCGTTCTTCCTTGGCTCTTCTTCATAGACCTCACGGAACCTGCGCTTGCCGGTGTCCTTCTTGACCCAGCCGAAGATGTTGGCCTCGATGAATACCTGCCAGGGCTCGAACACCAACTTCGACTTCGAAGCGCTCCATTTGCCTTTGGTGTGAGGCATGAGCTGCATGAACTTGACGGCGCGATCTGCCTTGGCCTCGTCGAAAACGTATGGCCAATCGTCATCGTCCTGCCGTTCCAGGTCATTCAGGAAGCGCTGGCATGCCAACTTCACATACCGGCACGCGACGATACCCCCACTCACGACATCGCTAGCGTACTGTCGCGCAATGTCGCTGGGGGTCATCTCAGAAATCCTCGAACTCGTCCTTCTCCTTCGGCTTTTCCAGGCCGAACTTCTGGCGGTCGGATGGGGTTAGCCCAAGCCTCGCCAAGTTGCCAATCAGGTGGGTGTACTTGCCTACAGCGAACTCCGATGGATTCGACCTGTACTCAGCAAGCAGGTTGGCGGTGACCTCCAGGATGATTCGATCAGAGCCCGTCAAGACGCCCTTGATTGATTGGGAGCAAAGCTCAACCCAAGCAAGCCTTGCCGGCCCCTGGAGATGGATCGGCGCATCGCCAATTTCACCCTCACCTTGAGCGGACTCTTTCCGGTATCGCTGAGGGTTTTTCTTGTCGGCGCCCTTGAACCTGGCGACGACATCCGGCTGTTTGTGTCGTGCCATCTTGAAACCTAAATTCTGTGGAAATGAGAAAAGAGTTGGGGGCGCGGTGTCCTAACGAAAAGTTCTAAGGTTTTGACCCGCCCCACTCCTATAAATGAGACTTTTTCTCATTTAACTCGATTTTTCGGTCAAACCGCACGAATCCAGTGAAAACCACTGCCATTATTCGTGAATATCTCGAATCGTCTCGTCCAATCGCTGGGAGATCCCGACTATTACCTAGATGCCGCCGACTCCCTCGCCGTCTTCCTCGCATGACACGGGTAGCCAGCAATAGCCATCAGGTTGGCGTCATCGTCTGTGCCGCCCTGGCTCAGCGGGATGATGTGGTCCACCTCTGTGGCGATCCTCTTCACCCCCTTGCACTCTGGGCACTGGCACATGTAGCCATCCCGCTTGAGGATGCGCTCTCGCTTGCGACGCCATGGCCTGCCACCACGTCCGTTCCCCCATGCCTTGTCCTCTACCTCGTGCTTGGTCACTCCCTTGGCCTTGGGCTTGGTGTGACGCTGAGGGAGGTCAGGCACTTCCGGATACCTGATTGCAGGCCGCCTGATCCGGAGGGTTCCAGCCTTGCCGCCTAGCTTGTGCCGGTCTGAGGAACGAGAGCTTTCCGCCTTGCCATTCATCAGGATGGAGCGCCAGCAGTCCGGAGCGCAGCAGAGGCTCGAGAACCTTCATGGCACTCACTACCTCGCCGCTGTACCCAGCAATGTCATCAGGCGTCCAGGGCCGATTGGGGTTGACCTCGACTCCTGCAGGGATCGGGTGACTGTTCATGAGGGATTTCCTTCATCAGACATCCCGATGAGCCTTGCGACCATCAGGGCTTCGGCAAAATCATTTGCGTTGGCATCTCGCCAACGGGAGAGCCCGCATACGTGGTAGATCAACTCCCGGCCAGGGAGGGGGCTTTCGGGGCGCTCGATCTTGTAGCGAACCTGGACAACCAGCTTGCCGAACCATCCGCGACGGACTCGAACAGCAGCTATCTGGGTTTCCCTGGCGGAGCCCATAAACGTCGACATCATCGCTCCCCTGGCGGTGTTGCCAAAAGGCTATTACTGCGTACCGGCTGATGCCCTTGAATCGGTGTTCCATCCAGATAACTGGTCGGCATGGCGTCAGGATCCTCGCCATCTTCGGCGAGAGCCTGGATCAGGAGGAGCAATAGCTGATTGGTCTTGCGCTGCTCATCGAGGAGGTCGCGCAGAATGATTCGAATCTCTTCTCCGGATTCAGTCATCGCTACCTCCAGATCGCTTCGGCTTGGCGGCCACAGCAGAGGCCGCGCGCTCCATGGCAACTCGGGCCCACTTCTTGGCCCATTCACGCGTCTTGTTACAGAAGGTGCACTTGGTCATCAGCTGCGCCTTCCCTTAATTGCCTCAAGATACGCATCGTATGAGATGCGCGACTCCATCTCTTCGCCGCAGAGCCTCACCCGCTTGTTAACGAGTGCGAACGTGACCGTGACGGTTGGCACGAGACCATCGTTGCTGACGCTCAACGAAAGCTGGCCAGGGAGCGGCTTCCCGTTGCTGTCACACAAAATCAGGCATGTACCGGTGTTCTTCAGCAGAAGCGGAGCATCCATCAGTACACCCTCAGAATGTGGGCCAGGTTCCCCCGCGCACGACAGACAAGGCCGAGCAGTATTGCCAGGACCAGGGTCAGCCAGGGGGAGACAGGATTCAGTCTGTAGCCGTGTAGCGCATCGAGCATCACACTCAGGGCGAAACACCCACTACCAACGCACAGCAGGTATGCGAGCCAGGACACTCCCCGGCGATACCTCGCGCCTTGCCGGCGGTATGTCGCCAGCCTCATGCAGATGGCGCCGCAAATCATCGCGGCTACCAGAGTCCAAGGGTCAACCATTACGACCTCCAAAGCGGTCCGCTATGAAGCGGAGCCAACCAGGCGTCTTCCCCCCCTGCACCCACTCCAACAAGCTGGTGCCCACTGCGACGCAGAACAATGCCCCACCAAAGGCGACCAGGCCCGATGTTCTTGCCCACTCCCGCCCGATGACTTCGCCGGCGACGTAGTAGCCAACGATCCAGGACACGACGAAGTAACCGAGGCGCGCCCAGGCCGAAATGTCCTTGGCGTACACCACGAAGAAGATCGCCCCAGCAAAAGCACCGATCACCGCATTGGCATCAATGCCAGGGATCAATGCAGACGCACCAATACCGACCAGGCCGGCGACTGCTACCGCACCACTCGGCTCGGCCATATTCACGTACTCCAGATGCAGAAAAGCCCAGGTCTTTGCCTGGGCCTTGTAGTGTGGCTCTCACGAAGAAAAACCCGCCGAAGGGCGGGGATGGCCCCGTGCTATCCTCGCGATTCCTACACCACGAAACAGGACGGACCCATGGCAAACTTCATTGTCACGTTTCAAATCAAGGCCGATGATACCTACCAGTCTCGATATAGTTCTTTTAAAAAGAAAATCAATGAGTTAACCAATTACAAGCACTGGGATGAGACAACCTCTTTCTATTGCTTCGAGTTGGACTACACAGCCCAAAGACTTTGCTCTGAGCTGTACACCGGCAGCGAGTTCAACGCAACCAAAGACATAATGGTGGTTATCGATGTGTCCAATCGAGAGAAGGCCACGAAAGGTCCGATCCAGTACCCCGCGCTGCTGGACTCCTACCTCGGCTTCTAGCTAGGTCCGCTCGGAGCCGAGAATCTGCGACTCAATCTCAGCTACACGATCCTCATATCTGGAAAGTGTCTCTCGGTTGAGTCGCAGATCTTCAGCCAACCTCCGCTCTTGGGCGGCCGCCGAAGCATACATATCCTCAATCTCGGCCAGCTTTTTCTCTTGAGCGATAACGGACTCAACAGCTTGACGGTATTCACTTTTCACGTGCTTCTCCAAGCGCGGTAGCGCGAAAGGCTTGGTCCAGGCTGGGTCTTGTAGTCTGGAGCGGCTCGCGGGACTTGAACCCGCAACATCTGACTTGGAAGGACAGCGCTCTGCCAGTTGAGCTAGAGCCGCGGAATAGGTGCCGGACTAGCCGGCGTCACGCCGCAACCCAGAAGGATTTAGATCAGCACTACTACCGCTCCAACCAGGAGCAGCAGGACCAGCGCGCCACCGCCGATACCCTTGAGCAGCCAAACATCTTTCGATTCAGCAGACATTGCAGAACTCCGTAGACGGCTGGAAACGAAAAAGCCCCGACAGATGCCAGGGCTTCAGAGCCACCGATCCTCACAACGCGCAAGATCGACAGGATGGGGAAATATTCGCTCAAACGCTCATTGAATGCAAGCCCTATGCTGCTTCGCCGAAGATGATTCCTTCCGCCATCAGGATTTCACCAGCCGCAACCTCTGCCTCTTTGAGCATTTCATTCAGGACGCTATGAATTCCAGAGCGCCAACGGCGCCTGGTCTGCTCTGGACGACCCTCAGACTCCCAGTTGTTCATGTCGTAGAACACGGCATCGAGAATAATCATGTCGGTTGAGCGCTTGCCATCTGCGCCCTTCAGCTTAGGGATAGCCCAGGTATAGACTGCCATCCCGAGGAATCTGCGCGGCGCCGGGGTGGCGATCAGGGGGATAAGCGCCTCGATTGCGGCCTTCTTCTTCTCGCGGTGAGTGCTGTACTTGGCCACAAGCGCATTCCAGTGCCGCGGCTTGAGCTGGCTGTGCAGCCGGGCGTGCACCCAGCAATCAGCGTCGATGCGCTTGATGCCTGAAGTGTTCGAGCCCCTGATCAGCCCAGCTAAACCCTCACTGTCGGCATACCCTGGCTGGTAGAGCTTCTGCCAGGCTTGCTTTGCAGTGTTGTCGATGCAGTCCGCAGACAATGCTGAAACAATTGCAGATAGCGCAGATACATAGATAGTCATGGAAACCCCTCAGGAATACCTGGCGAACTCTTGGTGCATTTCTCTGCGTGCAGACAGAAGCGCATGTTCTGCTTCATTGACAGTCCTATGCAGGCCAAGCACCCGTATTACCCCTTCCTGGTCTCGAATCTGTGCACGCCAACGGTTCTTGGCCTTAACCCAATAGACGCCCTTTACCCCGGATTTATTGGTGCAGGGTGTCTTCCTGTTTCTTGCGTTCTGCCTTGGCGTTGCCAAGCGCAGATTTGCCCAGGAGTTATTCAGGGGGTCTCCATCAATGTGGTCTATATCAAGTTGCGGCCACTCGCAAGTCATGTATAGCCATGCAAGCCGATGTGCCAAATAAGCTCTCTTTCGTATCATTATGCTTACGTAACGGCGAGTACCGCCGATAGTGCCAGCTCTGCTACCAGAGACTATTGAGCCTCTCGATACTTTCCAGATGAACTGTCCCGTTTCTGGATGGTAATCAAGTACGGCCTTCAACTCTTGCCAGGTGACAGCTCCATCTCTTTCGCTGGTGTAGATCATCATTCGCCCCCTTGAGCGCTGAGCACGGCGTTTAAAACGTAAGATTGGTCTGTCTGTTCGCTGACTGTTTTGCTCCTGGAGTTGACCTGCGAGCGAGCATCACATCCGGCACAGCACATGCCGAAACAGCCTCTCGGAGGCTCCAGATAATCGGGGTATTCATTGGCGCGCTCACCATCCTCAGCACCTGGCGTGCTGACCATGTTCGACAGCAGCAGCGGGTGATAACCGTCGGCGAACCAGTTTCCCAGCCAGGCGGCAGCAATACCGATCGCATAACCGATGAGACCGCTCCCTATGCTGAAGAGAACGATGGTCAGAGTTTCTTTGGTCATGCCGTTGCCCTCTTCAGTTCGCGCACCCAGGCCCGGAACTTGGCCTTTCCGTTGTGCGTCAATTTCGGGGCAAAGAGCGCGTCGAAGTCGGACATGCCGGCGGCCTTCCTGCGAAGGATGGTGTGTCCGCTTACCTTCACGCGCGGATCTCTAGCCCAGTTGGTTGCTGTATCGCGCCTTCCCTCGAACTCGATTAGTCCGACCTGGCTGCGCGACTCGTACGACTCCGGTCGAAATCCGCGCTTCACGTTGCAGCCACGGCAGAGAATTCGGAGGTTTCCCTCGGCATTGTTCTGGCGATCATCGTCCTTGTGATCGACATGGCAGGTTGCCCAGGTCTCAGCCTTCCCGCACAGCTCGCACGGCCGGCAGTCAGACCCTGCGATCGCCCACATCACTTGTCGATGCTCGAAGACATACCCTCCCTTGTCAGCGAGGGCATGGCCTGGTTCGAATATCCGAACGTATCCATTTGGCGTAATGATTCGCTGCTGGCGGCTGCTCAGCTTCTTGGCTACCGAGCCATTTCTCCGCATCCGGAAGTAGTGCATCTGGCAGAGCTGGGCTGTCTTGTATTGGGCATCACGCCCGCATCCATCTACGCGGCACTGCATTTGCGTCGAGCCTCCAGCCGGCGAATTTTCTTGGAGAAGACAGCCTTCAGGCGCTTCAGGTAGGGGATGTCATGACGGGCAACAGAGTTGTCACTTTCCAGTCGATCAACCTTGGCCTGGCCAATCTTCTCAATCAGGCGCGGCCGGTAGGCCATCAAATTCCCGCTCAGGTGGTTGTTACAGGCACTGCAGGACTTATTCATATTCCAAAGGTTGAAGCGGAGCTGAGGTGCTGCCCCAACACTACGGAAATGCGAGCAATGCCACTGGCCGCCCCACGTGGCGGGCTTGTCGCAACTAACGCAACCGAGATGATCATCACGGAGCCGGACGTAGCGATTGATTACCGCCTGAGCCTCGCGCAGGTGATCCGCCCTGCTCTTCAACCGCTCCTTCCGAACCTTGATCTCCCTCCGCTCGCGGTCGGCGATGGCCTTTCTCGCCGGCTTTGAGTGCTTGTCCTTGATGGCCAGGGCGCAGGCTGGCGAGCAGACCTTTTGCGTGCTGCTGAAGCGAGGGGTGAACTCCTGGCTGCATGCAGGGTTCTGGCACTTTTTCAGTTTCGGCTTTGCCTCAATCACAGCCGCCTCCTCGACTCTCGCTCTACCTCTTCCTTGAAACGCCGAAACCTGCGCTGATATTCCTCGAAGGACGAGTCACGACGCTGGCAGTAGATGGTTATGCCAGCGAATACCACGAACAGGGCGAAGAAGATGGATGCCTCAATGACAAGTTCACCGCTCATGCCTCGACCTCCTTCGCCTTCTGCTGCTCGGGCTGGAAGTCGCCGCGCAGGGGCATGAGATACCGTTCAGGTATGTAGAGCCGGTCTCCTTCATGGAGCACCCACCAAGCTGGCCGAATCACCTGAAAGGTCTGGCCGTCTTCGGCAAACAGATCACCAGGGGCAAGTCGAGACATCAACTCGACTACCACTCCCGCACTGATGCAGCTGGGGATGTCTTGCAGATTAAGAGCGAGATCGCCAGGCTTGAACTTGCTCATGCGAAAGTCCCCATCTGATCAGCCGCCGCCATGGCGTCAGCCTCGGTTTCGAAGTGAGAGGAAAGGACCAGCCGCCAGCAGGCCGCGAACACATCCCGATAGAGAGGCTCAAAGGCCGTATCGTCCATGCTGGCCCAGCTGATCGACTTGGCTTCCTTGCGAACGCCGTCAGGCGTGTGGATCAGGTGGAAGTGCCCGGCCTCGATGGTGATCCACTCCCGGAAAGCCTCTCGGCTCTTCTCGACTGCGGGGAAGCGGTCGGCGCGATCAGCCTCAAGCTTGGCGATATACGCAGCGACGGCGTTCTGCAACTGGCCAGGGCGGCCATTCAGATCCTCGAAGTACTTGGCAAGCCCGCGGATACCGCGCATCTCCTGGCGCGGCACCAGCCCGCATTTCGGCTCCCAGTACTCCCACGCCAAATCCAGCATCGCGAAGAACTTCCCGTGGAATTTGGCGTTGCGCATCCGAGTGAATTTTCCATGGACGACCTGGCCGGCCTTCCACTTCTGGACAGTTTCACGGTCAGCCTCGGTGGCCGGAACCAATCCCTGGGCGGTACGGATAAGGGCGAGTTCAGCCACGGCCTACCCTCCCCTGGAACCAAACTTTATCGGGCGTGATGCCAGGGATCATCTCTGCGCGACGGCGAAGAACTTCTGCCCGCTCATGCGGGACTCCGGTCCGATCAGAAACCCCGTTGCGATAGCCATGCATGTAGGCAGCCGTCGAGCGCTGGGCGCGCAGGCCGTCCTTGCCGGCCATGTAGCCCTGAACCATTTCCCAATCGGCGTCCGAGTACATGTCCGGCTTGCGATAGTTCGGCATCACTCGACCTCCTCCGGCTTGGCGCCGGGAACCTCAGAACTGCAAGCAGCTGGCGGCCAGTGCCCCTTGTCCTCGAGCAGGTCCACGCACAGCGCGACGCACGCATCGCAGATAAGCGCCGATGGGCCTTTGATGAGAGCCTTGAGGTCGTGCTCGGACTCTCCGCAGAACGAGCAATAGTGAGTTTTCTCGCTCATTACACAGCCCTCCGCTCAGCCCGTTCAGCGCAGTCCCGGCATTTACGAACGCCAGGGATGATCGAACGCCGCGCTACCGGGATCTCCTCGCCGCAGTCTTCACATTCGGACAGGCTCTCGCCGACGTACTTGACTCGGGAGTACAGGCGTTCAGCGAGTTCACGCTCGGCGTAATCGTTGGCGATGTCTACGATATCCATGTCACTCGCCCTCCCCTTGCAGGCTCTTCAGCAGTGCCTTGAGTTGGCGATAGCTTTCCATCGACTTGGCGCTCGATTCGCGCTCCTGCTCGACTGCCAGCGCGACGTCCTCGATGCGATCAGACAGGCGCTTCATGTGCTCGGCCATGCCGGCGAGCTCGTTTGCCAGTTCGCCTAGCATCTCCAGCGGGGAGGCGGAGCGCTTCGGCTCGGACTGGGTTTCGATCTTCTTCGCGGGCTCCGCCATCTTCGGCTCCTGATGCTTGGTCTTTTTCTCGACTTGGATTCGTTGGTAGTGGTCAGTACCAGTGCGGCGGATCAGTCCGGAATCGACTAGATCGCGCAGGCAGCCCTGGACAATCCGAACGTCCGGCGTGCTTCCGGTCATGTTGCGAAGTGCGGTGAGCACCTGGAACGAACGCCAGGGCTCAGAGATCGGTACGCACTCGTAGACCTTCTTCGCGATTCCGGTCTGGCCCTGCATGAGGGATTCCTGTTTTGCGGGAGTCACTGTTCAACCCTCCCCTCCGGCCAAATGCTCTTCACGACATCAACCGGGTCGCAGTCTTCCATCAAGATCATCGTGAACGCCGGGCGACCCGGCAGAACTACCTTCCAGCAGCGCTTCATGCGGCCTCCTGATCGGCTTGTTGTTGGGTGATTCCGGAAAATTCAATCCACTGGCGAGGCTTGTGCCCTTCGCGCTCCATGTACTGAGCTGACGCTGGGTCAAACCAGAGCGGAATGGTTTCCTCGATGCCGGTGAGGCGCTGCTTTGTGATGACCATCTTCACGTCGGAGTGAGATGCGTAGTACGCGCGGTCCTCTTCGCTTCCGTCCTTCATCGCGACCTCTTTCTTCTTGTTGCGCCAAACGGTGATCACGTTGTCGGCCAGGTCGGTGAGGATTGCGCCACCTCGAACGTCGAGTTTCCCCGGCAACTTGGTCTCGTCGTCAGCCTTGCGCGGGTGGGCAACCAGATGGACGTGGACGCCCATTTCATGGGCAAAGCCAACGATGGCTTCCATGGCCTGCTTCTGACCGTTGTAGTCGTCCTCGGCCATGCCAAGCTTCGCCAAGCTGTCGACTACGAATTGCTTCACTCCGTACCGCCGCGCGGCGTAGCGGAAGGTGTCGATCATCTCGGCGGTATTGGCCGAACCCATCTGGTTGTAGATCCACAACCGGCCCCCCAGAAAATCCAGGATCGCGTGGATGTATCCGCGGGATGGCAGGTTCATTCCTGCCGCCTGGCGAACCATGCGTTGCAAGGTGCGCTTGGCCGGCATCTCCATTGAGGCGATGCAGAATTTCTCCCCCTGCCTCATTCCGTGGAAGGCCAGGTAGTTCAGAAGCTGGGATTTCCCGTGACCGCTCCAGCCGGTCCAGATAGTGACCTCACTGTCGCGGAACCGAATGGTGTCGTGAGACTTCTCCCACGGGGTCGCCATCCCCATTACTACCGGGTTGCGCTCAAAGAACTCGGCACAAACGTCATCGGCGAAGGTTTCGGCTCCTACCAGTTTCTCCGGATCAAGGGTCTTGGCCTTGGCGTAGCAGTCGTCAATGTCGTCTCGTGTGTAGAACAGGGCATCCAGGGCTTCGTTGAAGTCCTTACATCCCAGGTCCAGGATGCGGCAGCGCTCACGCCCCAGGCGCTTGATCAGTTCCTCGGTCGCCTGTTTCCCGGCCTCGTCGTTGTCCATGGAGAGGTAGATCACATCGAACCGGGAGAGTCGCGAGTATTCGTGTTCGATCCACGCCTGTTTCTCACCCTTCCCGCCACCGAACGGAACCGACAAAGCTGGTCGGCCATACTGCCAGGCGGTCATGGCGTCGATCTCGCCCTCGGTGATGGTCACTTCTCGAGCGTCATCGGGAATCGCCTGCCAGCCGAACAGGCACGGTTCCGAATCCCTAGAAGCGAAGATTTTCTTCTTGCCGTTTTCGCGGTCGATGCACAGGGTCTTCCAGTGGATCAGGGCTCCATCACGCAGGAAGGGGAACACAATGTCGCGTCCCTTCTCGCCGATCTTGAATGCCGCGATGGTTTCCGGCTTGAGTCCACGGCCAGCGAGGTAAGCCATGACCGGAGACTCCTGGGCAGGCGCCTTGCACTTCGGTCGCTCCGGGCGAACATAGGATTTCTTGGATGGCGCATCGAGCTTGGGTTCAGCGATGCCCAGATAGGACTTAGCCTCGGTCAGCGCCGTACCCATGTCGCAACCACGAACAGCACGCCACAGGTCCAGCAGGTCTCCAGTTTCGCCTGTCGAGAAATCGCACCAGACACCTGCCTTCTCGCCCTTGAGGTTAACCCCAAGGCTCTGGCCCTTTTCACCATTCACGCTACCGACACGCCATTCCGAGCCTTCACGTTTCCCGCCGGGCAGCAGGTGGTGCGCAACGTCGATTACGCGATCGGCGAGGCGTTGGGCGATCTGCGAGGGAGTCATGCCAGCCCCCTGGAGCGCAGGTAGTCCCAGCGATACCCAGAGGCGCGGTCGTGGGTTTCATCGCTCAGGATGCGGCGCTTCTCGATCGGCAGATCGATATCTGCTTCGTGCCAGAAGTAACCCGGGAGCAACTTGCCGTCAGGGCCAAGCCCCTTGCGGATCGGATGGACGTTCGCCGGCTGCATGGCTTCCCGCCAGTGCTCGTTCGGGCCGAAGAACGTCGCGGCCTGCTTGACGTACTCGGTGCCGACCTTGCCCTTGGCGATCATCTCGGAGGCATAGGCCTGCACAGCGGCGTCAAGCGCCTCGGCGGTTACGCCCTCACGGATTCTCGCAGCCCAGGCCTTGTGGGCGGCCTTCTTGGAATTTCCACCAGCGCGCTTCGGGTACTTCGCCCAGCACGCCTCGAACTCTTGCGGGTAACCGCTCGAATCCTCGCCGCCCCCGGCAGGGGGGTTGGGGGGGTTATCTTTTGGTTCTTGGTTATTTGGTTTTGGTTCTTGGTTAGTTTTCGATCCGCTTTCTTCTTGCAACCCAGAAATAACCGGCTGGGTTTTCCCTGGGTTATTTTCGGGTTCCTGTTGGCTTTCTTCTCGCTTGCGCGGACGCCCGCCTTTCCTGCCGTTTTCAGCAGCTATGGTCGCCTTTTCGCGGTACTTGGCGATCACCTCATCGCAATGCTTGTGGCTCCAGCAGCCACCCTCTTCCACGAAGAATTCTTCGAGCACAGCAGCCACTTCAGCAACGCTTGAGCGCATGCGGATGACGCGCGCGATTGATTCAGCGGTGCCTTCAATGGCCTTTTCGCCGACGTAGTACAGGTCCAACAGGCGGCGATACGCCAGGTCCTCCAAAGGCTCCAAGTGGGCAGTGCGGAGCATGTAGTCGCCAGGATGGAACGGATAGAAGTTCATTCCTCGCCCTCCAGCGGATTGCGCATGTCTTCGCGCATGGAGGCGGCGAGGATGCAGAGATCGCTTGTGAACTGGTGGAGTTGATCCAGAGTGATGGTCACGACCTGATCACCTTGGCAGATGGCAATGGAGTTCTTCGCCGGACGAAGCTCCAAGGCGTTGTAAGTCAGCGTTCGAGGTTGCATAATTCACCTGTCACCTGATGTTGTTTTTCCACGCGTGATTCGGCTGCCACCGATCCACGCACCGACAAAGCCCTGTAGTAGTCGCTCAGGGCTTTGTTGTATCTGCGCCTCCACTCACTCGAACCCATTCCCGCCAGCTCTTCAGCAGCGTTAGCCATTGCGGCGTAGTCAGAGCTCGTGAGACGAGAGCGCATAGTCACTTCGCCCTGTGCAGTTCGAGCACGGCCCGAACCTCTTCATGCCTGGCGGCCATGTGCTTGGCATGCAAGGCCAAAATCTCTTTCGCTTCGTCAGCGCTGATCTCCCCGTCCTCCAGGGCCAGAGCGATCATCTGATCAACCCGGCCACGCTTAACCGCTGTACGCAGCGAACGGTGGTGCAGGTCTACGTTGTCCAGATCGCCCGCTTCCGGCGTCCGCACAAACACTCCCCCGTACATCGCGCAGATGTAGTCCGGCAGATAGGAAGTCCCCATCTCCTGCTCCAGGACGTACAGGTCGCCGTCGCTCAGGGGCTTCACGCCCGCCGTTTCGTACATCTGGTTCTCCAGGCGCTTCAGCGGAATCCCCAGCCGCGCGGCAGCGCAATCGCGACCGCCCGGATAGGCATTGGCTACCGTGGTCATTACCTTTCTGCGGGTCTCTAGTACGGGCGTTTTCATGCTCTAGTTCTTCCCTTGAGGTCGGTGCTATACGCTGTCAGCCGTGAATTGAGGGAACGGCGAAAGCCAGCGCTTCGAATGTGGAGTCCGGCGCATCCGTGATAGCTTTCTGCTTCCACACGGAAAGGCCACGGAGGCCGGGAATGACTGATGAAATCGACAAGATCGTTGCGACGATCAACGCGCAGAAAGGCGAACTGATGGGTATCAACGCCTTCCTTATGGCAATGGCACGCTCGCTAACACCTGCGGAACTCGGGAGGGTTCTCGACGGGTTCGATAACGAAATTGCGCACATGCGATCGTTCTTGGCGTACTCGCAACTGCCGGACGAAGTCATTGGGGGTCTCGAGGGTTATGTGAAGACTTGGAACGCGATTCGAACGAGGCCAAACCAGTCTTGAGAGACTGCGCCCAGAAAGCGTCTCGGCTCTCCTCGTCATCCTTCAGCGCATTCTCGGCAGTCACTTTCTCTGGCCCGGCCAGAACCATTTCGCGGGCCAGCTCAAGGAAGCGCAGCGCATCCTCTTGGCTCATGCCCGAGTCGAACTGGATGTAGGCCGTTGGCCACTTGTCGATCAGCCGGATTTCACTGGAGCTCTTCCTCGACGAGGTGGCGCCCAGGAAGTAGGCCATCGCCAACGAGGTCCCAAAGATCAGGATTTGCATGAATTCGGTCATGGCTGGCCTCCCGGCCGGTAGATTGGTCGGGGTCAAGCAACGGCCTTGGCGGAGTGAGATGGGAAAGCCTTAACCTCCTCAGCCGAGTAGGTTCCGTCTGCGTTTTCGGTGACATAGATGTCACGCCCGACCCGCAACGCCTTGTTCAGTGCGCCCTGGGTCAGTCCCAGCAGCGCAGCGGCCTTGGTCTGGCCCTTCTGGGCAGAAAATTCTTTGAGAGGAATGCGGTGCATAACCCAGGTCTCCATGGTTTATCCATGGACAAAGTATTGCCGGCGGTTATTTAGAAGTCAATGCCGGCGGCGATGGATACCTATCGCCTGCGGGAATACCCTTCGCACATGAGCGACAAGAAACGTGAAATCTCCCAGTGGGAGAAAGAGGAATGCGCAAAGCTGAAAGCTGCGCTGGAAGAATTCAACGCCGGGAAATCCCGGAAGGACAGCCTTACCCAGGGGAAAATCGCCGAAGCTCTCGACATGAGTCAGGGCTCCGTGAGTTCCTATCTCAACGGCTACAACGCGCTCAATGCGAGGTTTGCTTCGTACGTTGCCTCGCAAATTGGGATCCGTATCGAGTCATTCAGTGAACGGCTGGCAGCGGAAGTTGGGGAGATGGCCAAGGCTGTGCATGCAGAGCCCACAAAGGGGAATGTCATCCCTGCCGACTTTTCAAGGCAGAGAACAAAGAGCGGGTTCATTGTCGTGCCCCAATACGATATCGCTGCCTCCATGGGGAAAGGCCTGGCGCGCCCAGAATTTGATGTCGTTATCGACTCGATTGTCGCGAGCGTCGACTACTTATCTCGCAACGTCAGGTATTCAGCGCCAGACAACCTCGCGCTAATCACGGGCTATGGCGACAGCATGCAGCCTACGTTTTCGGACGGAGACATCCTTCTAGTCGATACCGGCATCACTGAGATAAAGATAGATGCCGTCTACGTTATGGCCCTGAAGGATGAGCTTTACATAAAGCGGATGCAGCGAAGGGCAGATGGCACCTTTCTGATGATCTCAGACAACAACGCATACCCACCAATCGAGGTATCCAGCGCCGAATTAAAAAGATTCCAGGTGCTCGCTAGGGTCCTGCTGGCCTGGAATGCGAAGAGACTGTGATGAACACCTGACGTTCAAGGAGAGAAGCAATGGTCGATTTGCATGCTGAGTTTGGGGAGAGTCGGATTTTCCACGAGAAACGCATAGACCGAAGGTCTGTCGATGCACTCGCGGGACTGGCCGCCGGGATCACTGCTGATGGGCATATCAATCAGCAGGAGGCCGAGTTCCTACAGGATTGGATCGCTACGAACTTGGTCCATCTTGACGATCCAGTGACCAACCTCCTCTACCGGAGGCTCTCAGACATGCTGTCCGATGGCGTGTTAGACGCTGATGAGTCTGCCGAACTGCTTGAGATTCTTAGAGGGTTTGGTGGCCTCTCTGCTTCCAAGCCGAAACCAAGCGACAATGCCTTTACTCCATCGAATGCTCTTCCGCTCAACAATCCAGCTCCCAAGCTTGAGTGGTCGGGCCATCTCTACGTTTTCACTGGCGTCATGGTCTACGGCCCCAGAAAGCATTGCGAAGAGATCGTCGTCAACCGCGGCGGGGGAATAGCCTCAGGCATCAGCAAAAAGGTGCACTACCTGGTCGTCGGCGAGATAGGCAACGAGCAGTGGCTACACAGTACGTATGGAACCAAGATCAAGCGAGCTGTCGAGCTGCGCGAGGAAGGCCATCCCATCGCGATAATCAGCGAGAAGCACTGGCAAGCCTCGATGTTCAATCTGGTCTAGGTGAACCACAGCGTCGTCGCATACGGCCCGCAGGCTTACAGGCACCGCATCATAGGCAAGGTCATCTGGCGGGGTGGGGATCTGTAGCTATGGGCAGATCATGGGGGAGTGAGTTGGCTTCCGATGGGGAGTGAGTGGCTAAAAAGAAAGAATGACTGTGACCATCGCTATTTGCAGTTCTAGTACAAGGAGGTGAACTTGATCCCGCTGTGGAACCACCAAGGAATTATCCCCCCTATCGACGAAAGCAATCCAACATCGCCGGTACGCGCCCCATACCAAACAGACGTGGTTCAGATAGTTGAGCGCTATGCAACTACGTTCGAGAGATGCGACGTGCTAGAAGGCTTTTTGTCTCATCGAGCGCAAATTCATAGGATGGGTATCGCCTCCGGCTTTCAATGGCTGGATGGAAGCTTCATGGAAAATGTGGAGCTTTTGGAGGGACGGCATCCGAATGATATGGATGTTGTTATGTTCGCTGACATTCCAAAGGCTGTTGAGCAGGCATTGCAGCCTCAAGATATTCAGATGCTTGTTGACAATCCCTGGATCAAGGAAAATTACAAGGTTGACTTCTACCTGCTCCCTTTGTCGGAGTCACCAGAAACGCTGATCGAAATGGCCGCATACTGGTACAGTATGTGGTCCCATAGAAGGTCTATGCAGTGGAAAGGCTTCTTGAGCGTCAGGCTCGAATCTGGGCTGGACCAGAACGCCTTAGACCTTTTGAGGGCCCGCCGGCAGGAGATCCAGCATGAACAGAACTGAATTCACCCATGCGCAAGCAGAAATCAGCTTCTTGGATCGAATTGCGCAAAAGCCTGGATTGAGCGACCTTGCTCGACTTTCGCTCGAATCCAGAAAAAATCAGGTTAGCGCTAGCCTACGAGATCCTGACCGCGGCGCTTTTGCTCCAGCAAAAGCCATCGTCACCTACCGCGGAGCGCCGGTCCACGGCGTCCACGGAATTGTTGCTGAATTCGGATCGGCTGCCACCACAAAATTTTCTGATGCGATAGCGGCAATAGCGGCCTCTTTAAGCGGCATCCTCAACGACTTTGGGCCCATTCCGAATAAGGCACAAAATCAGATCTTAATCACGGGCACAGCCTTGGGGTCGTTTGGCTTTGAGTTCGAAGAAGCTCCGGCTGCCGAGGCCCAGCTCCCGCTTGAGGGAACAACTCCTGTTTCCCAAGCGTTTGAGTTGGTTGCTGAATTACTCGAAGCATCGACAAAAGGTGATGAGGAACTATCAGAGCCTGCGTCAAGACTTGGCACTAGGGCTATCGCCATGGTGTCGGAATACTTGGATAAGCTGATTGCCTATGAGGCGTATTGCTCGGTCTCAACACAAGATCACATCTTCGCTTTCTCAAGTGTTGACCAGGTTCGAATTAGCAGGTCACGGCTTAGCACAGACAATATTACCGAAAGATTCGTTGAGTTCTCTGGAGAGTTCTTGGGCGTATTTCCTGCGGAGCGACGCTTCGAATTTAAAACGCAAGATGGAGAGGTGCTACACGGTCGTATCTCCGCTGACGTAGAGAACCCGGCAGAGATAAATACGCGCCTGAATCAACTATTCACCATCAAGTTAAATGCAAGAACTGTAGGCAAAGGTAGACCGCGTTATACGCTAACCGCTCGACCTTGGTGATCAGAACCAGAAGCCCCGCACCCGCGGGGCTTTTCGTCCCCGCCCGCCTTTGACAGATGCCCTCCACCGTCCTGGGAAGGCAGCAGTCAGGCACGGGGCGCACCTCGATTCCAGTGCGGCCTTTTCACATCAGCCGCGCATTTGATACATTGAGGCGTCCTTGAAGGCACAACACCGAAAGGACCAGGCCGCGCCGGAACCTTCCCCGGCGCGGCCTTTTCGTTCCTGCCCTTCCCTCCCGTCTCTGCGCTGAACTGACGACAGCCATGCCCCGGCGCTGAACTCGCCCCGGCGCTGCCCTTCCCGCCTGACACCACAACCAAAGCCCGCCTAGCGCGGGCTTTTTCATGGGCGCGAGAAAATATATCTCCGGCGGTATTGACTTATGTATATCCGGCGGCGATAGTTAATCCATAGCCGCAGCCAATACGCGGCAACAAGCCGGAGACTCACCGGATACCACGGACCGAGGGAAGTCGGTTCCAGGCCCCGAAGAGGGATCGACCTGCTCCATACCGGAGAGTTCTCCACCCCATCACTAGAGGAGGAACCAGCCCATGAAGCACTAAGCCCAGCCGACGACACGGGTCGGCACCTCGCGAGCAGCTGCCCACATCACCAGGCCGCCGGGCTGCAGCGAGCCCGCGAGATTACCCCCAGTCCCCCATGACCTGCTCCGTAAGCCGATTGAAGGCGCAGCGAGGGAAGCCCAAGGCCAAACACATCGAGCCCTAGCTGCTATCGGAAGTGGTGAGGGCAACAATACCCGCGGGTTGTAGAAGCCCAGCAGGCGAACGCGGGAGAAACACCGATTTCACTGGCTGGCCCTCCACCGAGGGCCAGACGGGAAGTCAACACGCCCTGGAGGAGCAGAAAATGAATGAAAAATCCTCACGTGCTGTACGCCAGGCACTTCGGGTCCTCCGCAAGGCGGAAGACGATCGCGAGGCGCGCATTGAGTACCACGAAACGGTTGGAATGCTGCGCGGCCTGTACTACGGCGGTGAGATCGATTCGATGGAGCTAGTTGCGCTCACGCAACTCGCAGGAAACGCATACATCAACGCTGGGAAACCCTGGTAAGGAGACTGAAATGGCTCAATTCAATGTCGATGCGCACCTGAGCAACGGCAAGCGCCTGGACTGGATTGCCCTGCCGGAAGGCAACGAGACACCGGATGACGTGCTGATCAAGGTACGCCAGGCCGCCATGAAGAAGTTCGGCGACCTCATCTGGTTCAACCGATGGGACCACGTTGTTGCCAGCAACGGCTACATCACCGTGCGGATGCACGCGTGAGGTACCAGTTCTTCAAGCCGATGCGGGGCTGCCGCATCTTCGCCAGTGAGCAGCACATGACCAAGCCAGCCGGCGAGCTGATCGGTTGGTGCGAGAAAGTCGACGGGAATATCTGCATTTTCAAACCGCCATGTTCGCATGAGCTTGACCGATTCATCTGGAGGCACAAGGACGGTTTAAACCCTTGGTATCTCTACTCAGCATAAACCCATGAATAAACGATTTCTCAGATGCCCTTCGCAAGAGGGGCATCGAGGAAGTCAACACGCCCTGGAGGGCAAGACGGGAAATCAAACGAGGGAAACAGCAATGAGCCAGATCTCAATAGTAGGCTACGAAAGCGACTGCAATTGCGAGCACTGTGGGCGCGCCCTGAGGCACGGAATCCGTCTTAGCGACGGCAGGCTTGTGGGCGCCACCTGCCTCGACAAAAAGCTGACCAAGCCGCGCTTGCATCAGGGCAAGTCCTTTCGCTTCGGTGCTGAACACATCATCAAGATTGCAAAGGTTGTTCAGTTCTACTCGCCGGGCAACTGGGCGCGCTTTGGCGTTTCCGCATCGAGCACGACGTTTGAGGGGGTCGCATGAAGATCAGACCAAAGGCTGCGCCCGCAAGCCTGAAAGCAGACGGGCGCGAATACTCGCGCCTAGTTCTTGCGGCATTCAACTGGATCAACGAAGACGATGAAGCCGAGCGGCTCGTAGAGCTGAATAGCAGGAAACGCGAAGTGAATGAGAACGCAAAGAAGCGGTTTTGAGATTTCCTCAGTCGCCCTTCGCAAGAGGGGCATCGAAGAAGTCAACGAACACCAGCCTTATGGCTGTATCGGAGAGTGGTCTGAATGCGCAGGCTGATGCGCGACGAGAATCATGGTTTTGCCGCCATGAGACGAACGTCATAACTGTAAATGGTTGCTGGCCAGACTGCCGCTGTGAACCGCGTACACGAATCGATGCGTGGCATGAAACGGAACACATGATGTCACCACCAGCATGCCGGAGATCAGCACCGGCCAGACCACTCCCCCATACAGCCACCACGCACAACCCGACAAGGAAACCAACCATGAGCACTACCATCCCCGATTCGATTCATCCGAGTGACCTTCCCGAAATCGGCCAGCCCCTGGCCGACGGAACCTTCTTTGCCCGCCAATGGCTCAATGGCAATGGGTCCGCGCCAAGTCAGTCGCCGGTGAGACTCCGGCACATCCCCACCCTACCCCTCTTTGCCCGGCTCCGGCCGGGCTTTTTTCGAGCGTTTCCGCATGCCGACGTATCGCCGGCAGCCGAAAGCGCTCTCGCCCCTCGGCCAGGGGCTCTCTCTCAAAGGACCGAATCATGACCCGCAAGAAGAAGACCGAGGTTGAAGAGATCGTCACCGCCTACAAGGGGTTCAAGCAAGACCTGACCTGCCGCGGCTACCAGTTCGAGATCGGCGGCACCTACAAGCACGAGGGCGAAGTAGAGGCATGCGCCTCGGGCTTCCACTCCTGCGAGTACCCACTCGATGTTTTCGGCTACTACGCCCCAGGCGACAGCCGATTCGCCATCGTGAAGGCTTCGGGACAACTGAGCCGTCACGACGATGACAGCAAGATCGCCAGCGCCACCCTGGTGGTGGAGGCGGAAATCAGCATGCCGACCATGATCTCGCGAGCCATCGACTGGATCATGGCTCGGTTGGACAGCTCGGTTGAGCAGACGGTGGCGGGCGACACCGCCAGCAACACCGGCAACCGCTCGGCAGCCAGCAACACCGGCAACCAGTCGGCAGCCAGCAACACCGGCTACCAGTCGGCAGCCAGCAACACCGGCGACTACTCGGCAGCCGAGGTCAGCGGCAAGGAATCCGTCGCCGCATCCCTGGGTATCGAAGGCCGCGCTCGCGCGTCTGCCGGCAGCGCCATCGTTCTCTGCCATCGCGACGACAAGGGGCACCTCATCCATATCCGCGCCAGCAAGGTCGGGGAGAACGGCGTAAAGCCGGACACCTGGTACCAGTTGAGTGCCGAGGGCGAGTTCGTCGAATTCGACGAGTGAGCCGCCACCGAACAGCGAACGAGTCGAGGGGCTAGCGCAGCCAGATCTGACGCATCCGGGGAAGCGCCCGGCGTTCGCTCCATTTGCCCTGATACGGGAAGAGAGGAATCCATGCCAGACCTTGGCGAGTTCGCAGCGCTGTTCGTTGTGCTGTTTCTGACTATGTATTGGTGAGGTGAGAGATGAGTGAGTGGATCAAGTGCAGTGACCGTATGCCGGAGCACTCAGATGAAGTCATGGTTTGCCGAAAGTGGCCGGGCCAGGACTGTTTCGCTCCCGAGTTCGACCGCTGGGTATCTGACGAAGGCTCGGATGAAGGCGGTTTCTGGATGCTGGCTGAGGACTCTTGCCAGCGCATCGAAACCTGTGCCGATGGACCGGGCCATGTAGAACGGCCTGAAACCACTCACTGGATGCCCCTACCCGAACCACCGCAAGACGCCTGACAGGCAGGAGAACAGAATGAGCAAGCATACGCCAGGTCCTTGGTATCGAGACGGAACGACCGTTTATGCCTTGAACCCTCACAACTTCAACCGGTTTTCTGCTCAGATTCATGGCGCTCACACGCCAAAGTCTGAACTTGAAGCTGTTGCACAACTGATGCAGGCCGCGCCCGAGCTGCTTGAGGCTCTTCAATCCTGCATCCAGCAGATCACGGCGCTCTGTTCTGCGGACGATGTTCCCGATCAAGCCCGAGCCGCAATCGCAAAGGCCACCGCCTAACGCCACCCTTCAATGGGGATGTACGCTTGGTGCTGACAAGCTAACGATAGGGAACCCGTGCAGGCGGGCAGTCCCTAGAGCACTGCGGGAGTCGGGCTCTAGATGCTTCGGCACTTCACCGACTGTTCAACGCACCTGCAATTTGCGGACCACGCAGAGGCCGGGATCAGCTCCGGCATCCCCACCCTACCCCTCTTAGCCCGGCAAGTCCGGGCATTTTTTCGCCAAGGAATCGACATGCTTCTGATCATCCTGATCGGGATCACGCTTTCATTTGCGCTGCCGGAATCGGCGCAACCTGAATGGCGTACCCGAACCGCTGGCAGGCCGATGCGTCGGCATTGGTTAGGGCGATGTACCACCGGGGAGCCAAATGCAATCCGGTGCATCGCTTCCCGCCAAAAACAACACGCCAATCAGAAAGCCCGGCGCAGACGTTGCCGGGCTTTCACTTTCCATCGCCTGTATGCGCATGCCCTGGCGCCCACTGATTGCCACCTAATCCGGCTGTGTAGGTGGGTATCCATCCAAGACCAGGGCAGCCGCATGCACGCGAACGCGAGGTGAAGCATGGAAAAGGTACTAAATCTCAAAGCCGGCGATTTGGTTCAACTCTCTCCAGAGGTGAGTAACCCGATGTTCGCCGGATGCATCATGACCGTTACAGAGCCGAAGTCCTGGGGCGCTCAAGGATATGTTCAGGGCCTTGGATCTGATGGAAAGCCAGGGGGACAGGCCTACTACCGGGCGAACTGGAACGAGTTCGAATATGTCGGCGCTGCTGTATGGGTGATTTCATGAACACCGCATTTCAATGCGCACAGTCGCTACATGACGACGCGACTCCTGACGATACCCCTCCCGCCGCTAACTCCGATGAGTTCTGCGACTGGGCAGAACACGCAGTCAACGATCTGCGGTGCGGCATGGACGTGAAGATCGAAACCATGCGCGAGCGCGTAGTGGTCTTCGCCAGCACTCTTACCGAACGGGTGCAGGCCGAACTGCTGAAACTCGTCCAGGCTGACGAAGAATGCTGGCTCGCGCAGATGTTCCAGGCCGCCGAAGACGAGTTCACCTCTACCGCCCGCGAGTGCGCGGCAAACCTTGAGCATCACCAGGGAATCACTGAACGCATCGCGCTCGGACTCCTGAAGCCGCACGCGGACCTGGTGCTGGAAATGATCGCAGAACAGAACATGGAGGATGCAGCATGAGCAAGCCAAAGTTGCAGTGCTACGGATGGGATGCTGTTCGTTTGTCTGGCTGCTCAATTGAACACCTACAGCAACTTCGTGAATTCGTTGAGTTGGAGCACAAGAACCCGCTGGATGCAAAGGGCCACCCATTAGAGGGAGGCCTTCCAACCATTCACATATTCAACAAGGCTGGCAGGAAGAAGCTCGAAGCCATCTCCTGGGCCTTTCGCTACAAGCGCGATGAGGTCAAAGCTTTCGACGCCATTGCAAAGGCCACCGGGGGTGACGTATGACCCTGCCGTCGATTGCGTATCTGCGCACAAGGCTCAGCTACGACAAAGAAACCGGGAGTCTTGTCTGGCTGCCAAGACCATCGTCAGATTTTACAAAAAAGCATCATTTCGCTTCGTGGGTATCCCGCTGTGAAGGAAAAGAAGCCGGGGTCATCGTCACCAAAAAGCGAAAAAAGTACCGCAGAATCGACATTTGCGGCCAGAAAATCTATGCGCACCGTATAGCTTGGGCAATTCACTACGGCGAGCATCCTGGCGAAGAGATTGACCATATAAACGGCGATTCTTTGGACAACTCAATAGCTAACCTTCGCCAAGTTTCTCATCAGGAAAACTGCAAGAACGTAAAGCTGCAAGCTGGATCACGCAGCGGTTATTGCGGGGTCAGTTGGCATGAAGAGACAGGCAAGTGGCGCGCCCGCGTCAAAATCAACGGGAAGGAACAGCACATAGGCCTGTTTGACGATCCTCAAGAGGCAGCAGAGCGCATCAAGACGCTGAGACAGGCTCTTGGATTCCACTCAAGCCACGGATCACTTCTCCGCACCCCCGAGCAGATCGCCGCCGAGGAGCGGGAGAAGGCAGTCGGTGATATGGCTATGTCAATTCAAGGAGTTCCATATCAGTACCCTACGCTTTACGCGCTATTTGACGCCGGCTACCGCCGCCAGGAGTCATCCACATGACCATCACCATCGACCTGACCAAGGCCGCCAAGACAACGTTCTTCGCGGCCTTTTTCTTGGGCAGCATCCTGGCCTTCGCAGTGGCGTTTGTTGAGGTTGCTGGGCTATGAGGAGGATAGATGAATGAGTTATCTCTGTTCGCGGGCGCTGGTGGAGGCATTCTCGGCGGCCACCTCCTCGGATGGCGCACCGTATGCGCTGTCGAGTTTGAGCCCTACGCCGCAAGCGTTCTTGTCGCCAGACAAAATGACGGAATTCTCCCGCCCTTCCCGATCTGGGATGACGTTCGGACCTTTGACGGAAGACCTTGGCGAGGCCTTGTTGACGTGGTTTCTGGCGGATTCCCGTGTCAGGACATATCAGCTGCCGGGAATGGAGCCGGAATCGACGGTGAGCGATCAGGCCTTTGGCGAGAAATGGCACGAATCGTCGGTGAGGTACGACCGCGATTCGTCTTCGTGGAGAACTCACCGCTCCTTGTTCGAAGAGGACTTGCCGTGGTCCTCGGTGACCTTACCGAACTGGGGTATGACTCTGGATGGTGTGTTATGGGAGCCGCCGACGTCGGGGCGCCCCATCAGCGGGATCGCATCTGGATTGTTGCCCACGCCAACGACGGTCGACACCGGAAGCCTGTTCAACAAATCGGACAGTCCTGGCGCGAAAATCAGCCCGACGCTTGGCGCTATGGCGAAGTTCAATCTCTGGCCAACGCCAGTTCGTCGTGACTATAGAGCACCTGGTCGAAGCCGACTGGAGCGTACAGGAAGCAAAGCTGGCGAAGGCCTACCTCAGATCGTAGGTGGTCAGCTGAATCCCACGTGGGTGGAATGGCTGATGAACTGGCCCATGGGCTGGACGTCATTGGAGGCTATTACTCATGAGCACTTCAAACACTGGCAGGAAAGCGGCGCAGCGTATCTACGCGGCGACCGAGTGCAAGAACTGTGGTTCGACCAGGACCCTTCAGAGACACCACAAGGATCGGAATCCGCTGAACAATGCTCCAGAGAATATCGAGATTCTCTGTCGGACTTGCCACAAGAACGAGCATTTGAAAGACGGGACATGGGGTCGTGGATTGGTTGCTCCAGCAATCTGCGAGATATGCAAAGAACCATTTCAGCCAACAAGGAATCGTCGGAAAGGTCGTGTGCTTTGCGGGGGTCCGAAATGCCTGAGCGAGATTGGAAGGCGCGCGGCGTTAAAGAGATGGTCAGCAAGACAGTCACTGGAATGAATTCCCGAGTTGACCGCATTAAAGCCCTTGGGAATGGACAAGTTCCACGAGTGGCAGCGGCAGCATTCTCCTATCTCGCGACCAGATGGATCTGAGGAAGCAGCATGAATCCAAGACGCACAGCCATTTGGCTAGGCAGCCTCTTCGGCGGTCTGCTGTACCTGTTCATTCTCGCAGCCGGCCCAATATGGGGCGGCATCATCACCGCAGAAGCTACGCACCTGTCCGCAGCAGGCCGGTAATCCGGATAACTGCGGCTTCCCCAGCGGGCGGTGGGCGGCATGAAGAAAACACCCGCAGCAGCGGCTTCTAGCGCAACGCTATTCATCCCGCGGGGGTGACGCTGCCGAGTGGCGCCGTAAGCGCCTTTCACCTTCTACCTGGAGAACATCATGCGAGCAATGATCTTCATTGCCGGCCTATTCCTGCTCGCCGGCTGCACCGATGAATCAACAGCACGCCGAGCGCTTGAAGGCGCAGGCTACAGCCACATCCGATTCACCGGATACAGCTGGTTTTCATGTGGCCAAGAGGACGTCAAGTCGACTGGATTCGTCGCTAAAGGCCCAACCGGCCAGTCAATATCTGGAACCGTCTGCTCTGGAATTATCTTCAAGAACTCGACCATCCGCCTGGATTAACCCCTCCCTTCACTGGCTGCGCATGCGCGGCGAGGATCATTCATGTCCGCAGAAAATCAACTGGTCGAAGTACCAGCCAAAGAAACCGCTCTGCAAGTCTACTCGGCAGCCAATGGCCTGGATCCTTTCCTGGCCAAGATTCGCGAAGAGATCGACTCATTCGTGCCGGACGTAAGCACTCGCAAGGGTCGAGAAGCCATCGCTTCCATCGCCTACAAGGTAGCCCGCTCCAAGACGGCGCTGGACAACGTGGGCAAGGAATTGGTCGCTGAGCTGAAGGAGGTTCCGAAGAAGATCGATGCCGAGCGTAAGCGGATGCGCGATCTGCTGGACAGCTGGCAGGCTGAGGTTCGCAAGCCGCTGACAGAGTGGGAAGAGGCGGAAGCGGCGCGGGTTGCTCGCCATCAGGGCGAGATCGACAAGATCAACCTGCGCCTGGAATGCCGCGACCTGGACTCGGCCGAACTCAAGGCCAACATAGCTTGGCTGGAAGGCCTGGCCATCAGCGAAGCCTGGGAAGAGTTCGAGGCAGAGGCTGCTCGCGCCAAAGATGAGGCTTTGATCGCTCTCCGAGAATCCCTGGTTGCCCGTGAGAAGTTCGAAGCCGAGCAGGCCGAACTGGAACGCCTGCGCGCCGAAGCAGCAGCACGCGAGCAGAAAGAGCGCGAGGAGCGCATTGCCCGCGAAGCAGCAGAGCAGGCACGGCGTCAGGAAGAGGCCAAGGCCCAGGCAGAACGCGACGCCGCAGTACGCCGTGAAGCCGAAGCACAGGCCGCAGCAGAGCGCCGCGAACTTGAACTTAAGCTTGCCGCCGAGCGCGCCGAACGCGAAGCCATTGAAGCCAAGCAGCGCGCAGAACAAGCAGAGCGTGATGCGCAACGTCGCGCTGAAGAAGCCGCAGCGGCAGAACGCAAACGGCAGGCCGATGAGCAGGCCCGCATCGAACGCGAGGCTGCTGCACGCGAAGCCGACAAGGCGCACAAGAAATCCATCAACAACGAGGCGCTGGCGGCTCTTATCGCCGGCGGCATGCCCGAGGAATGCGCCAAGCAGGCGATCACCCTGATCGCTCAGCGAAAGGTTCCTCACATCACGATCAACTATTGAGGTTAACCATGAGCAACGCAGTTGCACAGCGGCATGAAAGTGCTGCCGTAATTCAGGCCGGAGAGTCGGCCACCATCCTCCAAGTTATCCAGCGCGCCGCCGCAGACCCTCAGTGCGACATCGAGAAGATGGAGCGCCTGATGCAGATGCACGAGCGATTCCAGGCCAGACAGGCAGAGCAGCAGTACACCGAGGCGCTAGCTGCAATGCAGCAAGAACTGCCCGCAATTGCGGAGCGTGGAGACGCGAATGGCCGCTACAGCTACGCGCTCTGGGAGGACATCAACGAGCGCCTAAAGCCGATCCTGGCCAAGCACGGATTTGCCCTGACATTCCGCACCCCGCGCAATGAGAAAGGCGTCGAAGTTGAAGGCGTCCTCAGTCACCGCGGCGGTCACAGCGAGCGCACCTCGATGCTGCTTCCGGCAGACACCAGCGGCAACAAGAACGCCGTCCAGGCCGTGGCCAGTTCGGTCAGCTACGGCAAGCGCTACACAGCAGGCGCCCTGCTCAACTACACAACCCACGGCGAAGACGATGACGCGTTCAACGCCGTATCGCAGCAGCCCGCTCTGGATCAGCAGGTCGTTATCGACATTCTGGAGCGCATTGACGAGGCCAAGGATAAGGACGAACTCGCCGCGATCTGGAAGGCGGCTGTCGGGGTGCTTCGCGCGGCCGGCGACACGACTGGCTATGAGCGCGTTAAAGCGGCTGCGGCCGAACGTGGCAAGGCTCTTGAGGGGACAGAGAAATGATTATTATCACCTGCGACCAAGGAAGCCCCGAATGGCACCAGGCCAGGGCCGGGTGCATCACCGCCAGTATGTTCGGCGATGCCCGCGCAAGGCTTAAATCTGGCGCCAACAAAGGCCAGCCGACTTCCGCCGCTCTGGATTACGCCTTCAAGCTGGCCGTTGAGCGTATCAGCGGGCAGCCGCTAGATGGAGGATTCGAGACCTGGCAGATGAAGCGTGGTCACGAACTGGAACCAGAGGCCCGCATGGAGCACGAGATTCAGACAGGCCTGATCATCCAGCGCGCCGGCTTCGTGACAACCGACGACGGCATGTTCGGAGCCAGCGCTGACGGACTGATCGGCGAGGATGGCGGCAGCGAGTACAAGTGCTTCCTCGCCCCGGAGAAGCTTCGCGCCTTCCACATCGACAACGACGCCAGCGGAATCATGGATCAGGTTCAAGGATGCATGTGGATCACTGGCCGCAAGTTCTGGCACGTCGGCATGTACTGCCCTGCGCTGGAGCCTGTAGGCCGTCAACTCTGGTGGCGAGAGTTCAAGCGCGACGACGACTACATCGAGGAACTTGAGTCCGACTTGTGGTCGTTCAAGCTGCTTGTCGACGAGTACGAGGCAAAGTTACGGGAGAAGGCAGCATGAGAACCGTACTCAAAGCCACCTGCGGCAAGCACTCCAAGGCAATCTCCGTCTCGCAGATCACCCACTTCGTCGCCGAAGACAAGTACGTCATCGCGTACTACCCGGATGGCGTACTTGTCTTGAACGAAACGCTTAAGGCTCTGGAGACTGAGTTCGCCGACGAGTTCATCCGCGCCCACCGGAAAGCCCTAGTCCGACGCTCGCTGATCAGCATGTTCAAAACCCGACCTGATGACAGCCAAGCCGGCGAGGTACTACTGCTCGGAACCGAGAACTGGATACCCGTCAGCCGCAGCCACTCAGCGCAGATCAAATCGGCGATGAGTGCATGAGGGCCATGTCATGCACATCAAGAAAGACGTCATCGAGGTCATCAAGTACGCGGCGATGATGGCGGCCTGCTCTCGCCAGTCCTGGGGAATCTACCCCATGAACCAGGGTTACAAGGCAATGCCCTTCCGTGGCGACTATCACCGCGTCGTCGAAGTCTGCCACCCCTGACCGAACAGGAATAACCCCATGCACCAGCTAACAGCGAATCACCGCCCTTGCGGTGTGACGGTCACCGGCTGGCCTGAAGAAAGCCAGCTTATGACATCGGACGACATTCTGCGCATCGCGAGAGCGGTTAAGCAGATGGCGATCAACCAGTCCCAGGGCGCCGATGGCGTTCGGGTCTACCCGGAGGATGAGCCATGCCATTCGACGAAAGCCCCGCAGTCCGCCGCATAAACGCCCTCTGCTCCCCCGCGCCAGCACGCTACCTGCACATTCCCACCGGCATTCACTGGGTCGTCATCGACAGCCTGGGCAATGTCCTGCAACTCGAAAACATCGAGCGCCGGCGCCGACTGATAACCGTTTCTGACCTCGAAACCGAGGCCTGGAGAAAGCTCCCATGAACAAAGCAAATGAATGCACCTGCCCTTCTGGCGACGGCTCCCTCGTCCATCCGTGCCCGGCACATCCTGCGGTAGAGCAGGCAGGTACAAACGTCGGGCATGGGCACGTCTTCCCACGTGCTGACGGAGTGAAGATGCGGTGCGGCGGCCCTGCGCTTTGCTCGGAATGCGCTGCCGACGCTTACCGTGCCCGCGCCGCCCTGGCGCAACCCTCTGGCGAGGTTGTTGTCACCAAGAACGAATCCGGCGCCATCGTATCGGTAACCCGCCAGGATAAAGAGGGGCGCGTCCTTAGCGTAATCGCTGAATCGGCAACCCTCACGGCGCAGGCCGAGAAAGCGGAGGTGGTGGCTCGCGTCGTGCACTCGAATCCTGTCGTCCTCGGTCAGTGCGGTCCGCTCAATGCAAACGATGAACTGATGACCGTCGCGCAGCATGCCGCCAGCGTTGCCCGTTGGGCAGAAATGTTCAATCGCGTGGAGCAGCAGCGCGACGCCGCCCTGGCCGAAGTCGAGCGCCTGCGCCAGTTCGAGCGCATCTGCGAAGGGCTGCCGCAAGACGCCATCGATGGCGGCTGGACCGTGCAGGGCATTCGCGGCTATGCCAAGCGCTTGGAGGATCAACTGAAGGCCGCCCTGGCCAGGGTCGCAGATATGAAAACTATGGCAGACAACTATTGCGCGCTGCTGATGGACGCCAACGCCAAACTGGCGGAGATGGAGAGGCAGGAGCCGGTAGCTCTCGCCAATCGGGGCCTTCATGCCTTCTGGGTGAAGTGGACGGAGGCCGCCGCCGGGCTCTACGGCCCAGGCATCAAGCTCTACGCCGCCCCTGTAGCCCAGGCTCAGCACAGCGTGCCGGTAGCGCGAGAGCAGTTGGAGCGGCTGGTTCGAATTCTCGACGCCCACAACTACGCAAAAGATGCTGAAGCACTAATGGCTCTGCTCGCCGCCGCGCCCGGCAAAGAAGTGCCGCAGGCATGGCTCGACGTTCAAGCCGAACGACGCCGGCAGGTCGAGGCCGAGGGCTGGACACCGGAGCACGACGACCTCTATTGCGCCGCCGAACTTCCGCGAGCCGCAGCGGCATACATCCTCAACGGAGCCAACGACGAGGCGCCAGCTATCTGGCCGTTCTCGGCGAAGTGGTGGAAGCCGAGAGACGCGCGATCCAACTACGTGCGTGCCAGCGCCTTGATCCTGGCCGAGATCGAGCGCCTGGACCGCGCCGCGCCCGGCAAGGAGGGGGTGTGATGCAACTGTTACGCGACGAACTTCGGACGGCCCGGAAGCACTATCAGTGTGATGCCTATTACTGGTTCGACCGTGCCGGCTTCGGAAGGCAAGACGTTGGTGCGGATGACTGGCTAATCGTTGAGGCCGTTCGATCCGACCGAGGGAAGATCCTTCCGGGAACAAAGTACATCTATCAGGTGAGTGTCGATGGTGGGGAGTTCTGGATTTTCCGCGCCCGCCCGGAAATGGATGCCATCTGCCGCAAGTACGACCTGTATCCGGAGGACTGAACCATGAGTGAGGTGAAGCGGTACTACTCGTTCTTCACAAGCCATCCGGGAGATTGGCGCCCCTGCTCCAAGGAGCACCACGACATGGTCAGAGCAAACCCTCAGGACTGGCCAGGCTATGAAGTTAGGGAGTTGGCAGTTATTCCCGAGGGCCATGTGGTGGTCAGCGAGGGGCTGTTGCGCGAGGCAAGGCGACATCTCGGAAACTGGCTGGAACTCCACGAGTGCGAGTGCGAAGGCGGCTTTCATTACTGCGGGCGCGAACAGGTGGCGAAGACCCATCGGGAACTTCGCTCCCTGCTCGACGAGGGGAAGGAGGATGATCGAGATGAAGCCTGAAGCCTGGAAAATCACGGGTAGCCGCACATGGTGCGACAAGGTTGTGGAAATAGAAGATCGTGCAGACCGCTCGATTCAAGAGCGAGATGATGGATCGTTCAAGGTTCCGCTCTACGCCATCCACGCGGGCCATGTGGTGGTTCCGCGGGAGTTGCTGGAGGAACTTCTTGAGGCCGCGAAGGACGGTGCGGCGCACAAGGGAGAATACCTGTCCAAGAAGTATGGCGAGCCAGAGCTGTTCGCGAAGTTCGATACCCTCCTCCAGTCCTAACCCTTTGATTTCCCTCCGATGCCGGAATCCCGGCATCGCCACCGCCACCTTCGGCCAGGCTGAGACCCGCATTCCTGCTGGGTTTCAGCACAAAAACTGGCAGATTTTGGGACAGGAGCCCGCCACCCCAAACCAACGAATCCGACCCCGGAGGACCAACCGTGGACAACGAAAACGAAACCCTGGTCGCGCTGCTGGTCATCGCGCTGATCGTCTTCGGCATCTTCCGGATAGTCGGGGACTTCCAGAACCTCTACGAGCAGACAGAACAGAAAGGACAGGAGTTGAGCAGATGGAGCAAGCAGTGAACAGGCGGGAGGTGACATTCCTCTCCGCCGTGGATGCCAGCAAGGTCGAGATACCGAGCAACGTCATCAGCATCGGCAGCAAGGGCGATTGGTACGCCTTTGCCTGCGATCACAAGCGCGTTCTGCGGATGGAGTTTGATGACGTAGACGGATACGTGGGAAGCGATGGCTTTCGAGTGTTCAGCCACATTGACGCCAAGCAGATCCACGACTTCGTGAACGAGTGCGGCGACGAGTCGATCATTGTTCACTGCCAAGCAGGCATGAGCCGATCCGCTGCGGTCGCCAAGTTCCTGGCCGACAAGCGCGGATACACGCTGAACCTGTCCAAGCCTTGCCTCGGCACGACGCAATTCTACAACCGCCACGTCTACGGAACGCTGAATATCAACGACGCCGAAAGCATGAGCGCCTATTACGCAGAGATGGAGCTAGCCGACCGGCTGCGCGGCCATCCAAAGGAGTCCTGATCATGCCTGAGCTTAGACCATGCCCCTATTGCCGAGGCTATGACCTAGAGCGGCGCTGGTGTCACGTTTGCAATGGCCGTGGCGTCGTTGACGTCAAGGCTCAACAGCGAGAGCGCGCAGAGATTGTAAAGGCGCTGCGCGAAGCCGGAATTGAAGCGAGGGACTGACCGTGCCTGACATGAGAGAAGAGTTTGAAGCGTGGGCAACCAAGCACAGGATGCCGATTCATCGTGACGGTGTTGTCACCGACTACGCCGCCAGATGCACAGATGAGTGCTGGCAGGCATGGAAAGCCAGCCTCGCGGCTCTGAAGGTGGAGCTTCCGGAGAAGATCGGCCCGCACAACATGGTCGGTCGTCACGTGCTACCAGAAGCCGCGGGCTACGACGATGCCATCGACGACTGCCGTGAAGCCCTCCAGCAAGCCGGAATAGAGTTGAAGCCATGAAGACATTTTTGAAGATGCTCGCATATTGCGTGCTTGGGACATCCATTGGCATTGCCATCAGCCAATGGTTCATCTTCGTCCTAGAGATGAGGCTTGGCGCCGTGCTCGGGTACATCGTTGGCCTTGGCCCTGTGCTGCTTGTGCTTTGCATTTTGGGCAGCTTCCTCCAATGGCTGATTCATAAGAACTTGGAGAAAAAGCCATGACCGACCACGCAGAGCTGCGGAGGCTGGCTGAGAGGGCTGATGCCTTGTACGGAATGCCTAGCCTAGAGCACGAATACGCCATATCCAAGTTCAGGGTTGCCTCCACTCCCAAGGCCATCCTCGCCCTGCTGGACGAGATCGACGGGCTCAAGGCGGAGAAGGAGGCGCTGCGCAAGTTCGCAGCCGAGGCATATCAAGTTCTCGGCGCTCTGGACGCACCCGAGAATGTCCTGAACAACGCTTCGGATGCAGCAAGCGGGGATCCGTTACGCCACGAAACGCTACTGCCTTTCTTCGCTGAAGACTATGAGGCGCTGCGCAAGGATGCCGCGCGCTACCGGTGGCTGCGAGAGCGAGACCTCGAAACGATCAGACAAGGCGGTGTATTCGCCGGGATGACCCCTGAGAACATCGTACTCAACCAGGAAGACCTGGACGCTGTAATCGACGCAGCCCTAGAAGGAGCAACGCAATGAACGACCGCGAACTACTCGAACTGGCGGCGCGGGCGGCGAGGTACAGGGTCAATGAAAAATTCCAGTCCGAACGCGACTCTATAGTTGACCCTGCTACCGCAAGCCTTTGCCTTCTTGGTGGCTGTACGGCCTGGAATTCTCTCACCGATGACAGTCATGCGCTGCGGCTTGCTGTGAGGCTCGGACTCATAGTCAACCCAGACCGAGATAACCAGCGAACCCTGGTATCGAACCAGGCAGGCCATGAATACTGCGCGATCTATTGGGACAAGCTAGGCGAGATGGCAGCAACCAGGCTGGCAATCACCGAGGCCGCCGCCGAGATCGGCAAGTCTATGGGAGGTGGGGAGTGAGCGAAATGCGGGAGGTATTCGAGAAACGAATGACCGGCATATTCGACCTGTCCGCCCACGTGGACAGCCAGGGAAACATCCGATATTCGGACAGCCACACACAGGCCGCTTGGGATGGATGTCAATTGGTGGTGGATTTATTCGAGCCGGCGCCATCAGCCGAGGCAAGGATGGACCTCGACTACATCGGAAGGCTTCATGCTCTGGAGAAGCTGAGACTACGCATCGCCGCTCACATGTTCATCAGGGAGAATGGAGAGCTGCTCGGATATGGCGTAACAGTCCCTGAGATGCGTGAGTTCCGGGAACTCCTTATCCCGTTCAACGGCGAAATCAAGATCAAGTAACCCAGCCGAGCCCACTAGGGCCTCTTCCTGAGTCCCGCCCGGCTGGGCGTTCAAATCCTACCAGAAGGCCTGACCGAGCAGTTAACCCCCCATATTGCCCGATGCGAGCGCCCTGCCCGGCCAAGCCTCCACGAATTCTACCCGCCAACCCGATGCCGTTGATCGGCCAAGGTCTCGCTATGTCTTTGATTTCAGTTGAGGCGGCCGCCGGCATTCTCGGCGTGAGCCGCAGGACCGCGTACCGCTACGCGGACGAAAAGCTGATCCCGGTGGTCAGGTTCAAAAAGACCATCCGCGTCCACAAGGAAAAGCTCGAACAGATGCTTGAAGAGGAAGCCGCTGCTAGCATGCGCGACGCGGTCGGCGTACCGGAGGAAGTATGCCGTACAAGAGAAACGACTCCGCCTACTGGTGGATCTCTTTCAAATCAGCAACAGGAAAGCTTGTTAGACGCTCTTCTGGAACTGCCGACTACTCGGCGGCGAAAGCACTAGAGCAACAGGAGCGCGCGAAAGCGTGGAAGGAAAAGGAAATGGGCGTGAATCCGCCCAGGACCTTTGAGGAGGTGATCATTCCGTACCTGCAGCACGCTCGCCAGCATCAGCGCAGCTACGAAACGACCGTGCACCGCATAAAGCCGCTGCGCGAGTATTTTGCCGGACGCGTGGTCAACGATCTAGGGGGCCAGGACATCCGGGGATATGGAGCGCATCGGTTGGATGCCGGCGCATCCCCGGCAACCATCAACCGAGAACTCGCCGCACTGTCCGCGGCGATCAACCACTGCAACACAGAACTGGAGTGGGCCCTTCCTAACCCGGTGAAGGGGCGGAAGATGCGCGAGGCCGAGGGGCGTGATCGTTGGCTGACCAGGGCGGAGGTCGAGGCCCTGTGCCGCGCCGCGCGCGTCCAGAAGTTTGGCCCGATGCTAGAGGATTTCATCCGCCTAGCGGTAAACACCGGATGCCGGCGGGAGGAAATGCTTGGCCTGGAGTGGCGCAGAGTGGATTTCGCCAATCGACTGATCTACTTGGAGGCATCCCACACTAAGGCAGGCAAGCGCCGGAGCATCCCGATCAACGAAGGGGCGATGGCAGCACTAAAGCGACGAATGGCATTCAGGTCCGAGACCAGCCCGGAATGCACCTGGGTCTTTGCGCGCGCTAACGGTGATCGAGTGGTATCGCTTTCGGCCGGCTTCAAGCAGGCCTGCCAGGCAGCGAAGATTGCGGACTTTACGATTCACGACCTGCGCCACACCTGCGCGGCATGGCTGGTCAGCGCCGGCGTTCCGTTGGCGGATGTTCGGGATCTGCTCGGACACTCGACAGTCGCGATGACTGAACGATATGCCCATCTTGCTCCAGCCAGGGTAAGGGATGCTGTAGGGGTTCTTGATCAGGTCCGTGAAAGTCGCATTTCACGTTCTGTTCACGTTGATAATCCAGCGTATCTACATGGAGGGCCGCTGAAGCTCGTAAACACTTGATTTAGAAGGTGGTGCGGACGGAGAGACTCGAACTCTCACGCCTTGCGGCGCTGGAACCTAAATCCAGTGTGTCTACCAATTCCACCACGTCCGCGGGACACTGCTTGGAAATGAAAACGCCAGGCCTCGGGCCTGGCGCTTCGGAATATGGGGTGGACGATGGGAATCGAACCCACGACACCAGGAGCCACAATCCTGTGCTCTACCAACTGAGCTACGCCCACCATATTACGACTTGCGGTAAAACATCGCCTGCTTCTTGCCGATTCGCCGAATGGCGCACCCGGCAGGACTCGAACCTGCGACCATCCGCTTAGAAGGCGGATGCTCTATCCAGCTGAGCTACGGGCGCTTTATTCATCTGCATTCAATGCTGAGCGCAAACTTTAAGCTCTGGCAATCACAAAGTCAGCAACCGACTTGCATTACCTCTTACCCTGCGTCCGGCTGTGCTCGGCAAGCGGGGCGCATGTTATACAGGGGGCGAAAGGCCGTCAACGGGTTTTTTAAAAAAATTCAGCTATATAAAGGAGTTACGGCAAATCCGCGGGTCGCCTCCTTTGCCCCGGGCGGCGTCCATGCGAAAATGCGCGTCCTTTTTCCACCCGATTCGATGGTTACCCTTCCGACATGACCGCACAACTGATCGACGGCAAAGCGATCGCCGCCAACCTTCGCCAGCAGATAGCCCAACGCGTGACCGAGCGCCGCCAGCAAGGCCTGCGCGTTCCCGGCCTGGCGGTGATCCTGGTCGGCACCGATCCGGCCTCTCAGGTCTATGTGGCGCACAAGCGCAAGGACTGCGAGGAAGTCGGCTTTCTCTCCCAGGCCTACGATCTTCCCGCCGAAACCAGCCAGGACGACCTGCTGGCCCTGATCGACCGCCTGAACGACGATCCCGCCATCGACGGCATCCTGGTCCAGCTACCCCTGCCCGCCCACCTGGACGCCTCCCTGCTGCTGGAGCGTATCCACCCGGACAAGGACGTGGACGGTTTCCATCCCTACAACATCGGCCGCCTGGCCCAGCGCATGCCCCTGCTGCGCCCCTGCACCCCGAAAGGCATCATGACCCTGCTCGCCAGCACCGGCGCCGACCTGTACGGCATGGACGCGGTCGTGGTCGGCGCCTCGAACATCGTCGGCCGGCCCATGGCTCTGGAGTTGCTGCTGGGTGGCTGCACCGTCACCGTGACCCACCGCTTCACCCGCGACCTGGCCGACCATGTGTCGCGCGCCGACCTGGTGGTGGTCGCTGCCGGCAAGCCGGGACTGGTCAAGGGCGAGTGGATCAAGGAAGGCGCCATCGTCATCGACGTCGGCATCAACCGCCAGGCCGACGGCCGCCTGGTCGGCGACGTGGAATACGAGGTGGCGGCACAACGCGCCAGCTGGATCACCCCGGTGCCGGGCGGCGTCGGGCCGATGACCCGCGCCTGCCTGCTGGAAAATACCCTGCACGCCGCCGAACACCTGCACGACTGA